CTAGAAGAGCCCGCCCTGCTCTGCGGGCGCGACCGGCGCAGGGGCTTTCGGACGGGATCGCGGTTGCATAGGGTCGGGCTGCGCGACAAGCAGGTCCGCCGGATACTGCCGATAAACGTCCTCTTCCGACACCAGCGAGCCGTCCAGCCAGCCCTGATACTGGTCAGGGTCAAGGATCATCACCATGCGCTTTTCGTCGTCAGGCTTGTGGAAACGCTGCATCAGCCGATGACCGTCGGCGTTGATCGTCAACATTGAGAACGACAGCAGCTGATCAGCCGGCCGGTATTCCCATATGCCGGCAATAGCCACCGGACCGCCGTCGGCGCGCTCGATGCGCCAGCGCACGGGTTTGCCGGTTTCGTAGTTGGGTTCAAAGAAATTGGCGGCCGGGATGATGCAAAACTGCTTGCGCTTCCAGGCGCTGCGGAAGGACGGCTTGCTGGCCACCGTCTCTGTACGGGCATTGTAGGTCTGGCGGGCCAGCTTATAGTCAGCCCAGTGGGGCACCATTCCGAACATGGCAGGAGCGACTTCCAGTTCGCCAGGCGCTTCGTGCGAGCCACGCAGGACGGGTGCCATGTAGCCGGGCCATGCCTCCGGAGGTAGGTCAAGCAGAGGGTATCCGGCCCGAAAGCTCTCTTCGATCTGCTCTTTACGGCTGGGGGTGTAGTCGGCACACATACCCAATTTTACTTCAAAACGTGTAAAGTAGATATTGGATCTGTGTTGATTAGAAGCTCATGGAATAAAGATTGTAAAGGCCATTTAATGAAAGATATAGCACCTCCACTGTTCTATAAGTACACCCCCATCGAGCCTTGGCTCCCCGACTTTTTGTCTGGTGACTCTCTCATGTTTTCCGCAAGGGACTCTTTTAATGATCCCTTTGACTCGCGTCCGGGGTTGAAAGTGGATTTTAATACTAAGGAGGGCAGAAAGTATCTTCAAAAGAGGATTAAGACCAGCAGTTCACTGAAGCCTGGCGCGAGGATTCTTGAAGCGAAGCGCATTGCCAGAATTGAAAAAAATTCACATTCAGACGAGTATGACGGGATCAGAAAATTGCTAGACAGCGTTGGCATTCTCTCACTTGCAACAACTTGGGATAATCTACTTCTGTGGGCGCACTATGCAAAACACCATAAAGGAATTTGCGTCTCACTCAAAAGTAATGTAGATCTTTTCAGAATCGCATTTAAAGTAATATACCAGGAAGAATTACCCAGTATTATTCGCCCACAAGATAGCGCAGAGTCGATGATTGACAAAACCTTTCTAACAAAATCAAAATGTTGGGAATATGAGGATGAATGGAGAATTTTAAAAAGAAAAGCAAGCCAATATGAAAAAGACACAACATACTATACAGACAAAGAGTTTCAAAGACTCATGGTGGATTGCAATGGCCCTGGATTTTACAAATTCGATCACAATGCAATTGAAAGCGTAACAATTGGAATGAGAACAAGCACTGAGGATGAAAAATTCGTAAGGAATACAATGAACAAATTGGGCAACGGCACCCCTTTATATAGGGCGAAACCCTCTAAAATCAAGTATCAGGTTGAAAGGGAGCTATTGGCAGTTTATTAAAAAATTTACGACAAATTGACGCCTCCTTCATTATCAACTACACAAAATTATTCTCATGGACATAGATTTCTCGCCTGAAAAAAGTTTGTTTTCCCTACCTGTCGTCCGTTGGTGTGCCGCTCTATCAGCTCTCATTGCAATCGGAATATCAGTAATTATTGCTTTTAATTTGACTGAATATCCAATTGATTTTAGTGGGAAGGGATTCAATAAATTTGCTGAATTCTATAAGGTTCCTGCAGCAATTTTAGCCATCGGATTTACGTTGGTTGGCTTATGCGCCGCGAATCATCGATCGGAGCAAACAAAACGACAGATTGAACGAACATCAGAACAAATTAGCCTCACAACAAAACAAATAGATCTAACAAAAATACAGAATAATTTCTCAAATTATTATAAACATATCGAGGAATTTGAGAAATTTTGCGAAAATCAAGCAAATGTTGAGTTTTCAATAAAATCAAAAAGAAAACTTTATAGTTCAATCTATCCAAAATCTCTTTCTGGAGACTTCACCACATCCTCCAAGTTCACGGAAAATATAAAAGGTCACGTCCTGACTTTATTTAATATATCTGAAAGCTTAAAGTCAGAAAATATAGCCGAAAGAACCGATGCGGCAAAAAAAGTGATGAAATTTAATGATTATTTTCTTGAAAATATTGGCATTTCAGCAAATAGAGAATATTTATCAGATCTATCAGAAGATGAAAAAATAGCAAATGCGATATATCCAGATTTTGCAAAAATAGATTTTCCTGAAGTCATTATGGAGATATCAAACTTAACAATTTTTTTACACGACATTTTGGGATTCGAGTTGAACCATGTAGCTCCGCACGGCACAATAATATTGAAAAAGGAAAAACTACTTGCCGCCGAGAAGGACTTAGGATATCCCAAGCCGTTTGACATAACTGATTACTTGCTATACTCACCGACAGGACCATTTAAATTATAATACCCAGTTAATTCTATAATATTTTTAATCAATTTTCATACTGCGCCTTTTATATCAAGAGAAGCTGAATCTACCGACATCCGGCAATAACCGCCTCCATCTCGCCCTCGTATTTCCGGCCGCGCGGCCAGTCCCGCGCCAGCGCCAGGACGATTTCGCCATCCGTTGCTGTGGCCGGCAGCCTGTCGAATTCGTAGACTGGGCGCTGCGGCACCTCGCCCGCACACGGCGCCATCACCGGCACCTCAACGCGAACTGTCGCCGGCGGAACGCTCGCGCAGCCGGCGAGCAGCATGACGCATAAAAGTGCCAACTTACGAAATTTCGATTTATCGAAAGTTTTTCGTGTTTTCATCGCACCGACTCCAGCACCTGCCGCACGGCGGGCATTGCCTCGTCGCAGGCCGTGGCGCGCGCGCCAGCAATCTGCGCCAGGGCGGTATCGTACTTCTTGCCCTTGGCAGCGGCGGCCGCCTGGGCCGCCGCGCCGCGCTCCTGCGCCGCCAGGGCTGCCTTGGCCATGCCATCGATGGCGCGGTTTTGCTCGGTGATCGAGCTGCGCAGCTGCGCGCTGACGCCCTGCTCCAGTACCAGCGCAGCGCGCGCGGCGTCACGGTCGCTGGCGGCCAGCCACCAGCCGGTCGCGGTGGAGCTGGCCACCAGCAACAGCACGGCGGCTAGCACGATGGCGACCGCCTTCCAGATGCCGCTGACGGCGCCGGCCGCCAACGTGCCCAGCGCGCTCATACGATGCCCGCTACGTAGCTGACGCCGCCGCCGGCAAACTTGGCCGTCAGCACCTGGCGCCGGGGCGCGCCCGTCGACAAGCCAATATGCACCCACGTGCCCTCGTAGATCAGTTGGTCGAAGGCGATACCGCTTTGCCGGATCAGCAGGGCCAGCGCCTTGGGCGCCAGCTTGGCCGTGCTGATATCGGCAGCCAGGCCCAGCACGTGGGCGCTGTTGGCCGCGCCGCCCACGGCCTTGTTCAGCGCCGGCGAGCGGTAGCCGCTGGAAATGATGATGGGCGCGCCCACCAGCGCGCGCACCTGCTCGAGCAGCGCGGCCAGGCGCGTGAGGTTGGCGACGATGGCGGGCGCAGGCGCGTTGTCGATGCCCTGGCGGGTGGCCACCTGCGAGGCGACCAGTTCGGCCAGACTGAAATGTGGACTCAGGTTCACAGGCCACCCCGCACGTCACGGACGACAGCGGCCGCGTCGCGCGCCAGCTCGCCGATATCCTTGTCCTTGCGCTTGTCGAGCCAGCGCACCGTGGCGCCCAGCACCCACCAGGCGGGCAAGCCGGCGGCGACCATCAGCGGCGCGGCAATGAACAAGAAGCCCAGGGCCGGGTCGCTGCCGTACAGCACGGCGACGGCGCGCGCGCTGTCGAACAGGCCCGGCATCCAGTTGCGCACGACCACGACCAGGGCCGGGCCCATCAGGGCGGAAAAGAGAATGGTAACGAAGAAGCGCACGCCCGCTTCCTTGGCAGTCTTTGGCCACATGAACATGAATCCCAGTGAGGTTGCGGCAGCGCCGGCCAGGACCGGGATGCCAAAAATTTTAATCAGTGCGCCGCCAGCGGCGGTCGTTTCGATGGCCATGTAGTGCCTTTCAGGTGGTGGAAATGAAAAAACCCGCCGAAGCGGGTTTGTGGTGGGGTGCTGCTGAGTTACACGACCTTGACCATCACATAGGCCCTGCCGTCCGGTTCAATCGAGATCACGCGGCCGACCGCATCGAGGTACTCTGAATGCGTCAGATCCGCCTTCCTGATGGGAATGCCCTTGATGCCGGCGCCGTCTTGGAGCGGCACGATGTAATCGCCTGGCTGGGCACCCAGCACATTCACCGGCACGCGGCCGGCAATGGCGATGCGGTCGACCTTCTGGCGCTCGACTTCCAGCGCCGCATCGAAGGCGGCCATGGCTTCGGCGTCCTGCTGCACGGCGATGTTGTGGGTGGCCAGCGCAGCAGCGAAGGTCGCCTGCTTTTCCGCCCATTCCTCGTCGGTGTCGCCGGGTTCGGTGACCACGTCCGCATATTCCGGCGGATTGGTGCCGGGCACGGGCTGCTGGGCAACCACATCCTCACGGCGGCGGGGTTCAGTCGGTGCTGGTCCGGCCTGGGCCGTGGGGCGCAGCCCCACGCCATTCGCCCAGGAGTCACCGCCGACAAACGAGGGGGCAGTCGATTTGATCGAGAACATGACAGCATCGGCCCACTGGTCGGTGATCTGATTATTAGCAGTGATTCCGATTATTTGCCCTGGAGCGACGACACCGCATGTGGCGTTCTTGGAAATGTATTCGGCATAATCATTCCCCATAGTATTAACCGTTCCACGGTTGTTACTGCTCCGCCCCGTGACGGTGTTTGCACCTAATATTAGGGCGCAATTCGTCGTATTTCCGTAGCCGCCATCACATTTTCTAAATCCTCCTACGGTTCCGAGAGTCAAGATATCTGTGCCTTGTGCGCCCGGCATATCAATATAGTGCTGGGGCGCAGTATTATCGACACCAGCCTTAAGACTGGAAATGAAAACTGCCCCCGTCCCTTTTGCGGAGAGAATATCGCCACTCCACGCATTTGATTGAGTGTCATACGCCCTGAGTGTCAACTTGTAACTGTCTTTATACAAGTTAGTCGGCGTCCCGTTGTTATTGCCCGACGACGCTATCCAGCTAAAGCAGCCGGGGTAGGTGCTGCCTCCTACCCCGCCGACGCCAAATCTTACGGCTTCCCGTTCCTGCCCGGGAGTCATATCGACACCGCCCGGGGCCAAAAACGATGTGGTAATCGATCCGTCGCCAACCGCAAGCATCTCATTAACTTGCAAACCCTTGCCGGCAGAATTCGTGGCACCACGCCACCGTGGCGCGATATAGTAAGGATTCCCCATCGAAGCTGATGTATCGAATACGATAGTCCCTGCAGGTGTTTGCGAGGACTCCGCAGGGACAGCATATGTAGTCGCGCCTGTACCGGTCAGATCAAAAGAAATTGTCGAATACGAGCCAGCCTCAAAGTACGCATAAACATCATGAGCACCGTCTGCGCGACGATTAATGACGATACGGGATTTTTGAATTACTGACCCCTCATAGTGCCAATCCACATAAAATGCAGCCCGCACACCCGTGAAAATACTAAAAGGAGAAGATGACGGCGCTGCCCAATTGTTATTAAGAATGCCTTTGATCTGCAGATTTGCATTATTACTTGTACTTTCAGCCGGAATTGAGGCAACGAGTATCCAACGTGCTGCCCCGCCATTTGTGGCATAAGAGTAGCCATACTTATTGGCAAAACCAACTGCCAAAGGTTTTGATGTAGCCAATGGGATATTCGGATCAAGCCACGCCGGATTCATAAAGCCATTCGGCCCGCCAAGCGGCGACATACCCACGGCTGGCGCATACGACGCCACCACAGCGCCGCGCCCGGCCAGCTCGTTCAAGCGCCGGATGACGTCCTTCTGTCCATAATAAAAAAAGTCACCCATTACAGTTCCTCGATTTCGATGTTAGTGGCATAGGCCTGGTAATACGGGGTGGTAATGGCGGAATTGCTGGCGAGGCGGCCGTACACCTGGTGCGCCTGCTCGAGCTCGCCGTCTTCGCTGTCCGGATACAGGCTGACCAGCACAGGGAGCGTCAGGCCATTGCCCCGCACAATGCGCCACAGCTCGGCCCGGTCCAGCGGCGTCATATGCTCGAGCGCGAGCGACAGCTTGCGATACATCGCGCCTCGCTCGACAGTCTGGCTGCCGGCGCCGGTGCGGAACTGGGTGCTGCTATCGAACGAGGTGACGCCGGCGCCATACGATGCGTTCTGCTCCGGGCTCCAGTAAGGGCCGGCCACCAGGCGCGCCGCCTCGATGTAGCCTGCCGGATTGTCCGGGTCTGCCAGCTCGATAATCAATTTCTTGATGCTCACCATCGGGAACCAGCAGCGCGCATACGTGCCCCCGCCATAGCTGAAGGCATTCACGCCCAGCGGCAGCGCGCCCCAGTCCCACATGCCCAGCCTGGCGTACTCGCATGCTGGTACGGCGCCGGTGTCGAAATCGGACACGGCATCCCCTGGCTCCACATAGCCGCGCACGCGGATCGTCGCCGTCGGCGTGAGATTACAAAATGGAAGGGCAACGCAGCCGACGATCTCGGGAGAGGCCCAGGTGGCCGTGATGGTCAGGGCCAGGCCTATCGAGCGCAGCAGGTAAAACTTGTCTTCGAGCTGCAGGTTGGCCGGGCCCAGCGCACCGGCCTGGCTCGATGCTGTCAGCACTGCCCTGTCGGCGGCGTTGTCGTAGATGATGCGTAGGTTTGTCATGGCAGGTTTGCACCTTCAATAATAAAAATTGCGCCTTCACTATCCAGCACATCCTGATACGCATCACCTGCCGGCATGGTGTAGCGCTGCATGACGTTGTTTGTAACAGTCAGTTCGGTGGCACTAGTACGGCGCCAGTTCGAGCGGCGCTCTTCGTGATCGAAAATGCCAGGTTTGCTGCCTGCCGATTCAGAGATGCTCCAAAAATTTGGCATCCCTATTCCGACCGGCCGCTGCAGCAACGGAAAGTTGACGCGAGTTGCTGTTCCGCCTGTCACGCCTGATCCACGAGGAAACAGCGGCGAATGCTGCCCGAAATCGGCAGCGATCACTTGGCTGATTGGATCGCGTAGGACCAACCCTTTTGAGGCTGGAGTAGCGCCTGGGAGGGCGAACGCCCATACATCTAGCGCGTATTGCGTATCGAACCCAAACGCGTCCGGTGAGGCGCCACAATAGGCGCGAATGTCCCAAATTCCTGCCGCCGGGCTCGTCAAACTGACAATACCGACATTGCGGCCAAGAGGCAGATCAAAAGCCACCAAAATAGGGCCAGGGTGGTAGACGCGATAGTCCTGATAGCCTGCGACACGCCCAGGGAAAGCATTTCTCACGTCGCCAGCCGGCTGCACGACCGGTTGCGGCGTGGCCATACCCAGGCAGTACGGCAGACGCCCCTCGGATGTCACCACAAGCTCACGCGCGCCATTGCGGATGCGAAGATGGGCACTCATTTGACGAAGAGCGCGACCGGCTCACCAATACTTGCAACATTGAAAATAAACCGTGGGTAGCCCAGGTCGTTATCGTATGTATATGCTATACCCGACAAATTGTTACCACTGATGGTCAGGACTATCCCGGTCAACGAAGGCCCCATGCCAGGAAATGAATAGGCACGCCCGCCAGACGGCACATCATAAATTCCCAGGCACACGCCCCCCACTGCCAGGCGAGAATCAAATTTAATGCGGCTCGTGCCAGGCTCGCGCACGATCAACACCTGATCAGCCATGCAGGCCTCCCATTTCTTATACTTTTCATGTAATGGCCGCTCCCAGCTCGATGTACGGCAAAGGATGCGTGCCGTCATAAAAGTAGATGCCTGTCGAGAGCAAGTCGTATCCGGCTGCCCCAGTAGCGCGCCCAGGGCTTTGCAGGATGCCGAAGGTGCCCACCACGCCCGAGAGCAAGCCGCTAAAGGTGGCGGCACCGCCTACCACCCTGAACTGCGGCGTATAGATATCTCCATTCGGATCAAAACGAGCATATTTCCCAAGGGAATAGTTCCCCATCAGAAAACCATCCTGGCTCAGATGGAACCCATTGCCACCATTTGATGGCCAGCCGTACACGCCGGTAGGATAACCAGGGCCGCCATGAATCGTCACGGCACTCAGGTCGCCAGCAGTCACCTTGCCCAGATTGGAAACAAAGGCCGACAACTTGTCCACCGACACCGCCTTGGCCGCCACCGATCCATCCACCAGCAAATTGCCATTTAGCACCGTGCCAAGGGCCAGCCATGCGCCGTTGTCAAAATACCTCGTCACCGCATGCGTGGCGTCGTACAAGGTCACCACGTCGCGGTTAATCGGCGCGCCGTAGCCGGCCTTGCCGATTTCGTACACTGCCGAGGCATCCGACCAGGTGGAATAGCCGGGCGCCGCCACCGTCACGGTACCGCGTTGGCCGGTGGCGCCATCAGCAGCCAAGCGCGCGGCCGCCGACCATTCACTGGCAGGAATGTCATCGGAGGCGCCGCGCGACGCAGCCGTGGCGCCCGAGGTGAACAGGTAGGCGCCGCCCGCCGTCGGCACCTGCGTCGACCAGCCGTTGTTCAGGCCTGTCAGCGCGCCCGTCGCAAACGTGAAGGTGCAGGCGGCCGTGGGCAGCGCTGGCGCGATGTTGGTGGCGCCGCGCTGGTAGATGCGCACCGGCGCCACATTCAGGCCATCCACGCCATTATTGCCGTTCGCACCATCGGCGCCATCCTTCGCCAGCAGCACGGCCCCGGCCCACTCGTTGGCGGCGATATTGTCCGTGGCATTGCGCGAGCTGGCCGATGCCACCCGCACATATAGTGGCGCCGGGCCAGTCGGGATATTCTTCGACCAGCCATTAGCCAGGTCGTTGCCGGCCGGCGTCGTGATGGCGGCTGTGGCAAAGGTGAAGATCACGTCGCCCGGCGAATCGCCAGGCGCGGCAGCCGCGCGCTTGTAGGCGAAGGCCTGGCCCGTGTTCAAGCCAGCCAGGCCTGTGTCGCCGGCGGCGCCATCGAAGACCTTGCTGATCATGTAGTTGCCGATGTAGTCGACGCCGAATTCACGGATGCGCGCCTGTACCAGGGCCGTATCCGTGGTCATGGTGGCAAAATCGACCGTGGCCACGTTGCCGTTGACGGTCAGCTGCGTGCCGGCAGACACCGAAAACACTATATCGCCCACCACGTTCACCGGCTTGGCGGTGATGGCAATCGAGCCTGGCGCACCGGCGCCGGCGCTGTTCACGCGAAACACCGGCGTGCTGCCCGCCAGCAGAATCGCCTTGCCGTCGGCCGTCGTGCTGAAGCGCTCCGCCGTGGCCTGCAGCAGCGTATCGCGCGCGCCACCGATGGCCGTCATACCAGCACTCCCACCGTCACGCGCCCGGCCAGCCATTGGTGCGACAGCAGCACCACCACGCCAGCCACGCCGTCCTGCAGGCCGAAGCGTTCATCTCGCAGCACCACGGGCTGCCCCAGTTCCAACATCATCAATTCAGGCTCCCCATCAAATTCGTAAATCGTGCGCTGCACCTTGTTCAAGGCCAGGCGCCGTGCCGCTTCCGCTTGCGCGTCCGCGTTCGTCTTGAGGCAGGTTTCAATCTGCGGCGGGTCGTCCGTCAGCCGGTACCGCGCCTTTACCGCAGCATCGACAGCCGTTTCCGTCAGCCACTCCGTCGCGTACAGGTCAGCGTGCGCCGGTGGGATGCTGGTGGTCAGGCTGGCCTGCACCGTGTAATTGCGGTCAAAGGCGATCTTGACGGCGGCGACCACGGGCAGGCGCTGCACGACGCGCAACGAGCCCACCCGCATTTTCTCGGGGCCAATAGGCACCGGCACGCCGGCGGCAGGCAGCGCGATCTGCACCAGGCGCAGCTGGCCGGTGCGCGACATGATCGCCTGGGCGCCCACGCTGGCCGCCAGCTGCTGGATGGCCTGCGCCTGGTTCGTCCGGTCCGCAACGTACAGGCCCACCAGCTGCGGATGGGCGGCATCGAAGGCGGCCAGGTTGGCCAGGTCCAGGTCGGCCAGGGTGAAGCGGTCCGATGCCTTGCCGTATGCGGTGGCAATGCGCTGCACCAGCGGGGCGATGCGCGGCGCATAGCCGCCACCCTTGTCGCCCTGCACGCTTGCCGTGATCGTGGTGGAAAACGGATCAGTCGTCAGGTTGAAGCGGCCCGCCTGGTCATTCAAGGCCACGGCGATCGGCTTGCCGTTGGTGCGCACCTCGAACGTCGATTCCACCGCGCCGAGAAAACCGTATTCCAGGGTGGCCGGATTGGTCAGCAAGGGCGCCACGTTATGGCATTCGCCGAAGGGGATCGGCAAGGTCGCATCCTTGTTTGGCGACGTACCGCCCAGCTTGGCCTCGGCAATCGGCGTGTCCAGGCGCTGCAGCTTGTCCCGCAACGACAGGTTGAGCGTTTCGCGGTTCGCACTGGCGATGTCGGCAATGATGCCGTCGAACACCAGGCGGAAATCGCTGCGCGGCCAGCGCGGATCGCCGGACCAGGCCTTGATCGGGCGATTGCGCCACACGTCGCCGAGCCAGCTGTCGAGCGCGCCGTCAGCGTTACCCAGCTCAATATCGCCTCCCGACAGCCCTGCCTCGCCGGAAAGGCTGACCTGCTCGGTGAAAGCCAGGCCGCCCATGACCAGCGGCAGATACACGGTATTGGCCGGTACCTCCGCCGGGCCCGTGACATACGGCCGCGAAGCGATATACCGCGTCACCTCGCTGCCGGCCACATTCACTTGCGCCTCGATCAGCACCATGCGAATGGCGCGCGGGCTTTTCAGCCATGCCAGAAATTGCGCATCATTCATTGGGAGTACTCCACTTGTTGCGCCCAGGCGGATGCCTTGGCGGATTTGTCGACGCCGGCCACGACCGTTTTAGCGGCCTTGTCGTTCGATTCGACGGTGGCCTGGATGGCGGCGCCGGTCTGCTTGTCCTGGTCGGCGCGCAGCCCTTTGACCTCCTCCCGCAGGCCCTTGATCTCGGCCACCAGGGCATCGGTATTGCCGCCGCCCTGGCTTGGTGCGCCACCGAAGTAACGGCGCATGGCCGCTGCCGCCTGCGCGTCGACCACCACTTCACCGCGATGCAGTTCGGCCGCGTAGTCATCAAACGGCACATTGGCCAGGCCGCCGGCATGGGAGCCGTCGAACCGCACGCCCAGGCCGGTCGCCGTGCCCATCACCGCTTGCAGGTTGGCGATGGCTTGCGCCACCGTCAGCACGCTGTCGTTGATGGTGATGAGGCCCGACACCTGGGCCTTGAGAGCATCCAGGCTGGCCTGCTGCACGTCGACCTGGGCCGAAGCCCATTTCAGCGCCTCGTTGTTGGCCGCCACCACGCGGGCGTAATCTGCCGCGTACTTGGCATCCGAGGCGTTGACCACCTGCGAGGCCGTCAGGAAGGCCTGCTCCGCTGCCGACAGGCCCGACTGCGCCGTCGTATCGCCGGCATTCGCTGCAGCCAGGGTCTTCTCGAACTGCGCCCGCGCCTCGGCATACTTCTGCTCCGGCGTCAGCGTCGACTGGCTACCCAGGGCCATGCTGGCGTTCAGGCCGTTGAGGGTGGTGACCCACGACTTCGATTTATCCAGCGCCGTCTGGGCCGCTGCCGCCTCGCTTTCGTAGGCCTTTCCCAGTGCGTCCTTGGCCGAAACCACCGCTTTGGCGGCCTGCACCTGGTCGAACAATGCCTTGTTGACATCGGCAATGCCGGCGCGCTGGATTGCCAGCAGTTCCGTCTCGCTTTTCGTCAATTCGTTGAGCTGTTTTTGCAAGTCCAGGCGTTCGCTGGCGATTTCGCTGGCCGACTTGACCACGGCAGCATAATTACCTGTCGCAGCAGCCAGCTGGTTGCTGTAGTCGGTGGCCGCCTTGAAAGCCGGCGCCAGTGCAAGCAGCTTGATGTACATTTCCTGGCCGCCCGTGCTGGCCAAGTCCAGGCCCAGCACCACTTGCTTGTACTGATCCACCGATTTGACGCCGGACATGCCCAGTTTGCCAAGCGTATCGGCCACGGTCGACAGCACGGGTGCCATCTGCTCGGCTTCCGTCAGGAAGTTTTCGGCAAAGAAGCTGGTCCCGCTGGTGAACGAGTCCAGGCTGCCCGCCAGTTTGATCAGATTTTCGCGCGCGCCAATGGTGGCCACGCCCACGGCGCCGAAGGCATCTTGCGACGTGCGGCCGATCAATTGCAGCGCCGCGTCGACGCCGGCGTAATTCCCGGCCACGCGCTGCAGGGTAGCGCTCAGCTCCTCGTTACCTTGCTTGAACTGGCCGACATTGGGCAGCAGCTCGACGGCGATGGCATTGCCGACACCTTCGAAGAACTTGGTCACGGCGCCCAGCCGATCCGCTTCCGTGGTAAGGCCGGTCAGGTTGATGTTGAGCGCCTGGGCGCGCGTGGCCAGGCTGGACGTATCGATGCCCAGGGTATTGGCCAGGGTGGCAGAGACGTTACGAATGGCGGCGTAGGTTTCCACAAACGCATTGGACGTCGTGGCGTCGACGGCTTTGCGGTCCGTGTCCGACTTGTCGCTGCGCAGCCAGCCGCCTTTTTGCGTCCATTTGGCGTACTCGTTGCCGGAGAATCCGGTGCCCGACAGGGTTCCGGTAATGCCCGTCTCCCCGTACTTCTTGTCGCCCATGCCGAAGATGCGATTGCCAATGCCACCAATCACGCCGCCCAGGGCGCCGCCGATGGCCGCGCCGATAGGGCCGCCCAGGAATGCGCCCGCGACAGCGCCAACGCCTGTGCCGCCAATCACGGTGGCATTGCTGCCATACTGACCGGAGATCAGTTTGCCGCCCAGCACGCCAGCAGCGATGCCGGCAGCCGCAGCAACCAGCGGCCCAGCTGCTGCCCCGGCAGTCAGCGCCGAGCCGGTGCCGGCCATACCCGCCGAGCCGTAGGCCGCTGCAGCCGTGCTGGCCTGCGCAGCGGTCAGACTCATGCCCGTACCGAACGCAGATACCGCCGATGAGCCAAAAAGATTGCCTAATGTGGCAATACTGCCGCCAATCCCGGCGGCCACACCAGAGAATCCTTGCGTGGCAATGGTGTAGGCCGTTTTTGCGCTTTGTGCAAGATTCGCCACACCGCCAAGTCCCCCGCCAACACTACCGCCAGCAGCGCCCAAATCGCCTGCCATAGCCAGACTGGTGGCGCCAGCCCCCGTCACAGACGCGCCGATGTTCAATATCCATTTCTTGATCGTCATCTGGTACAGCAAATCAAGCAGACCGTTTTTCAGGGTGTCGCGCAAACGGTCAAAGGCAGACTTACCAGAATCGAAAATCGACACGAAGGTGTCGTGCGCCGTGGAATCAATCGATTCCCACATTTTTTTGTTGGTCTCGATCTGGGCTTGCGCCAGCTTCACCTGATCCTGCTGGTCCAGGCCCTGCGCCAAACGAAGCCGCGCGGCACGCTGGTCCTCAAGATACTTGAGAATGGCCGGCGCTTGTGCGATCTCTTCCGCGGTGGCGCCAGCTGCAGCCTGGCCTTCGATAAATTGCTTTTGATACGCAATTGCCAAGTCCAGTCGGGCAACCTCCTCCCGCTCAATGACGCTGCGCGCCTTCTCATGGATATGATTCGAATCCTCGATCTTTTGCGCTTCCTGATTGATGCTAGAAATATATTTATTCATTGCATCGTTCGAGCCAGCTACAACATCAGCCTTCCGCAAGCGCTCCTCCTCGTCGCGGTACTTTTGATTGGTAAAAAACGCTTCCTCGGCGGCATCAAGTTTGCCGAGGATCGCCTCGGCCTCCTTCCGATGCTTTTCTTCCTCCGCCTTGGTAGCACTTTTATGGTTTTGAAGTGCGGCCAGCTCACGCTGGTACGAGTCCACCTCAGCCTCATAGGTTGCAACTGCATACGCACGCTTGTTCTCATACGACTGCTCCGCCGACAACTCGCCTGCTTTCAAATACAGATCGTCCAACTTACCCAAGGCGTCATAATGTTGCTTCACTTCGGCAGCTTCACGCTCGTAACTTTTGATCTGTGCAGCTAGGCGGGTATTTTCCGGCTGATCGACCTTGGGCTTGGGTTCGCGGCCCTCCGTATCGCGGTAAGTGGGTGTGCCCACATAGATCGAATTCGCAAGTGCAAGTTGAGCATCCTGTTGAATTTTCAGGCTTTTCCCGGCATTCGCGATCATCAACGCCTGGGACTTTGCGGCGTAATCCGCATCTACCTTGAGCTTTGCATCGGCATCCTGCTTTCTCTTGGCGGTCTGCGTCGCCTGCCGCTCCTCATAAGCCCTCTCAAAGCGCCCAACAGTTCCTGCCAAGGCAGCCTGCGCGGCTTCATAAGCCACATTTTCTTCGGCCAGCTCAGTTGCGCGTCGAGCATCTCGTTTTGCTACCCAATTTGAAACGGACTGGCCTTCTTCGAGTTTCATTGGAGCGCGGTCGTAGCGCTTATTGATTTCTGCCCCTGCAGATTGGTGCGCCAGCCAAGCGCCGGCCATCCGGGCGCCAGTCATAATCGTATCGATGGTGTCTGCTACCCCGACCAGAACCTTTGTCAGCGACACCCCCCAGTCGTGCAGCTCGCCATTGCGCGCCAGTTCGCTTACCTGCCCGTTTGCATCCTTGAGGTGTGCAGTCCAGCCCATTACGACCACGGTCAAAGCCTCTGTAAAGGTTTCGCCTATCGTAGTTTTCAGGTCTTGCGTATAACGTTGCATGGATGTCAGCTGTTTTCCGGCCGTACCCATCGCAGCCTCGTAGGTCCCGGCAATGTCGGAACCTCGCTCAATAACGGCGTTCAGCCGGGCTTGTACGCGCTCGTTTTCCGAAAGCTCCTTCGTGGTCTTGCCAAGCTCATCTGCCATTTGGCGATATGCTGTTTGCAAATTCACATTAATGCCGATGTTTCGCAGAATCAACACATTGCCCCGAGAAATACCATTTACCAGGCGGTCGAATGCATCAGACGAGTTCAGGTGCCCAATAACGGCTGCGTCCTGTGCGATACGCGCCAAGACAGTGGCATTTTTTAAGTCAACGTGGGCTTGAACAAGCTTCACTGCGGACTCGCGCGATTCAACCATCGTGATGCCCTGCCGGGCAATCGCGTCTGTCGCGGTCATCATTTGCGTTTCTGTATAGCCTGCGTTGCGTCCGACTACCCTCATCACCACGCCCAATGTTTCATATCGGGCCGCCAACAAAGTGGACTCTTTGACGTAATCAGCAACTTTTAGAAGTGCAAAGCCGGCAGCTAACATCTGCAGCGCGCCAGTCAGGCGTCCGGATGCGGCAGACGCCTCCTCCTTAGCCTTTGCGGCGGCCTTGAGTGCGTCCTCGTGCGCCTTGATTGTTGCGATTGCCTGTTGCGTTTCCTTGGTGACACCCATCTGCGCGGCCTGGTAGGCGAGCAGCTGTGTGCGGCTCATACCAATCGTGGCGGACTGTTCGCGCATGCGCTCGATCAGTTGCTGCTGCCCCAGCGTCAATTGCGTGGTCGAGCCCCCCAGCGCCTGCGTGGCCTGGGCCGCCAGGCGCGCCTGCTCAGCCTGCGCGCGCATGATTTTGGACGTGTCATCCATCTGGCCATTGCTGATCGCCGCACGCTGACCAGTACGCTGGGTGGCGTCGCCGAGCGCTTCCACGCTTTTTGCGGCATCGCCGCCGCGGCGCCACACACCGGCCGACGAATTGGTGAAGTTGTCCAGCGCGCTGACACCTTCAATCGAGGTCGAGCGCACGCGCGCCGTCGCCGCACTCAGCGAATCTACGGACGCGGTTGCGCCAACAACTTTTGGCGCGACGCGCGCGCCAGCATCACCCAGCGCATCGACAGCCGCCGCACCCTCAGTCGCCTTGGCTTTGGCTCCAGCGCTTGCTTCGCCCAACTTGTCAACGGCGGCCGTGGCACCGACAGTCTTTTGCTCGACGCGCACCGCCGCTTCACCGAGGGAGTCTAGGGCTTTGCTGCCCTCAACCACTTGGCGCGTATCGATGGAAAGACCAAGCTGTGCAATATCAGGCATTCGTTATCCCCCCCAAAAAAAAACCACCATAGGGCGGCAGCAATGTGTAACAAACGTGAGAAGAAACTTAGACATCAGGTGCTTCTAGGCTTCTTGATCGGATGGAGCTTCCGCAAAAAAGGTGAGCTTCCAAGCTTGTAGCTCTGCAAAATTTGGCCAGTCTTCGCCGGTTACGCAACCCACTTGTACAACTTATTGAACAGGTATACAATTGACCTGTACAACTTACCGTACATAAGTCCACAAATATTGCTAAGTCCATACTGTTTGATAAATCTACGTTACCTACTGATACTGATAACTAAGCCAATACTGATAACTTAACTGACACTGATAACTAAACTGATAACTAAAGAATTCATGTAACGGAGTGAAAAATGAGAATCATCAATTTTTCCGACGCCCGAAATAGCCTACGGTCAGTCATTGACCAAGTTGTTGAAGATGCTGATGTAACCGTGATTTCGCGCCGTGATGCGCCTAATGCTGTTGTTATGTCATTTGATCAATACAATAGCTTGATTGAAACGGTTCATCTGCTCAGTTCACCTGCTAACGCGGCGCACTTAGCAAGATCGATCGAGCAATCACGCGCAGGCAAAACGCGGCATCGGGAGTTAATCGAAGTATCCGAAGCTGAGGAAGTTCCCGATGAAGAACGTGAAATTTACGGACGAGTGCTTTGATGACTACGTCTACTGGCAGGGGCAAGACAAAAAAACCTTAAAGAGGATCAACGCGCTGATCAAGGACGCACAACGCTCCCCATTCGAGGGAATCGGAAAGCCCGAACCACTTAAGGGGAATTTATCGGGGTTTTGGTCGCGCCGCATCGATGAGGTCAATAGATTGGTCTACGCCGTGCAAGACGATGAGATAGAAATAATTTCTTGTCGTTATCATTACTAAAAACAAGGCCTCGTTCGCGAGGCCTTTTTACGTCCCGTTGTTTTGATGATGCATGAAGAGCACGTCAAGGCGATCAATCACGCCCTCTTCGAACGGATCGAAGCGCACGCCGTGGCGCGCCTGCCAGGCTAATATCTCGGCACTGGTCAGCGCGTTCACGGCCATACCGCACTGGCGCTTCTGGTTCATCTGGGTAAACCAGGTCCAGATGTAGGCCAGCTCAGGCGGCATTTGAGGCGCCGCTGGGGCGTCGGGCGCCCGGTAAAGCGGGTTTTGCCGGGCCGTATCCAGGTGGTCGCCCTTGGCATTGCCATCGCCTGCCGCTGCCGCACGATCAAACAAGTGATCGGCGTACAGCAGCAGGGCCTGGGTTAGACCTTCAAAAAATTGGCGTCATTTTCCAGGGCGGCCGTGACGCGCTCTTGCCAGGTCGGGTATTTGTCGAACGCCGTGGCAATCAGGCCCTTGTCGAACGGCACGACGACGCCGTTGCTGGTAAAGCCGTACCAGTCGACGGCCACGGCCAGCGCCAGGCGCTTCTGGTTGTCATCGATGACGTGCACCAGCTGATCCGCGCCTTCGTCGGTGGAAGCGTCGATGGCGGTCTTGCGCTTGGCCGACTTTTTATAGCCTTCGGCGCGCACGGCGTGGCTTTCCTTGCGGTACTCGTCGGAATTCTTGCCGACGATCTTGATGCCGGCCACGGGCTCGCCGTCGGCGTCGAAGATCACGGGCACGTCGAAGGTCACGCGCGCGGCAGGCGCGGACAGGTTGGCGATGTCGAAGCCGGCGACGGCCAGGGTTTGTGCGGTATTCAGGGTTGCTTGGGTCGTATTCATGGGTATTGCCTTTCGTGGGTAATAAACAATGCCCGTGCCGGCCGCCGCGCCCACGAAGGCGACAGCGACCGGTCGGTGCTGGGGTGGCGCTTGCGCCAAAAGAAAGCCCGGCGTGCAGCCGGGCGGGAGGGTTACAGGCTGGTGTCTTGAAACGCCACAGTCGTGGCCTCGTGCTGCGCGTCGGCTCCCTGATAACGCAGGATGTCGAACGCGCAGGTGACGATCTTGTTTTTCTCGCCATCATCGACCTTGGCGCTGGTGATCTTGATGCGGCCCATTGCGATGGTCATGACCTCGGCCAATGGCGCGGTGCTGGCCGCCATGGCATAGGCCAGCGGCAGCTCGACTTCCTGCTTGAAGTAGTCGATGTATGCCGAGTCCTGCATCAGGACCGTGAACTGGCCGCTGCCCAGCACCTTGCCGCGCGAGGCGGCCGTGGCGAACTTCGAGCCGATCACGGGATCGATCTTGACCTGGCCGTCCAGGGACAGCGACATGCCGGTGCAGATCTGCGACGGGATGCCCGCCACCGACAGCATCGCTGTGGCGCCGGAGAATTTGCCGGTACCGGGCGTGGATGCTGGTGCGTTGAAGTAGGCCGCCGGCGTGGTCGCGCCTTCCAGCTTGCCCATCAAGGTGAAATCCATGCTCGTGATGCCGTTCGGCTGCACAGCGATGTCGACCTTGCTCACCAGCTGGTCGATGAAGCAGCGGTTGACGGCAATGCCAGGATCCTGAACTTCCGCGGTGAACCAGTCGGTGGTATGGCCGGTCAGCGGCGTGAAGGAGCGCTTGCCGGTTGCCGTCACGGTCACCGGATCGCCCTCCACCTTCACCGTCATGGCGCTACCGTCCATGAACTGGCCCGTCAGCTTCAGCGCGGTGGCCGAGGTGACGAAGAAGTTCTTGGCATTGTTGGCCGCCCCGGTGGTCAGGAAGCCACCGATGCGCACGACAGTGCCGGCGCGGTGGCCGTCAGCCAGGAACGAGCCAGCGCTGCGCGTCAGGCCAGTTGCGCCCGAGGCGATGGTGTTTTGCGCTGCGGTAACGCCGCCAGCAGTGAAGTCGCGGCGCAGCAGCGCGGCCAGCAGCACGGCGTAGGTGCCGCACGAGGCCTCGCCCTTAATGGCGCCGGAGGTGCGGAAGTTGCCCAAGCGGGTATCGCCCTGCTGCTGGCTCGGGTCAATCTCGTTGCTCGAGTACTTGTCGGCGTCCGTGTCGAACGTCGCGGTGACGCGCGGGTAGAGGCGGCCGGTGGCGGTCAGCGCCTTCGTGCCTTCCGCAGGCTGTTTGGCGATAACGAGCAGGCTGTCGATGCCGTTTGCAGTGGTCATGATGTGGATTGCCTTTCTTTGGTCGAAAAAAAAGACCGCCGAGGCGATCTATGTGGGGTGATGCGGGTTACAGGTTGCAGAAATACCGGATCTTCACTGGCACCATCCAGCGGTCGCCGTCCTCGCGGCCGTCCGCGATTTCGGGCGTGCGCTCGATCTGCACGGTTACATCGCCCTTCGTGAAGCTTGCGCCGCGCTTGAATAGCGCCGCGATCATTTCGGCGCGCGCACCGGCCGTCGCGGTGCCCTGCCCTGGCGGATACAGCAAGCTGACCTGGAAGATGCCGCGCTCCTGGCGTGCGCCGTCGCCCATGGAATGGTTGTTCGGCTCCGCCGGTAGCAGGTAGGCGGCTTGATAAGGCCGGCCGGTGACTGGGGTGTACGGCACGTTCTGCCAGGCCGTGTCGATGGCTGGCGCAAGGCTGTCCAGCGCTGCTTCCAGCGCCGCGCGTATTGTTGGTTGGCTCATAATTTATATGTCGAATATCCTTGTGCGAACTCGCCGGCAGTGGTGCCGTCGCGCACGCCGTTCACCGCGTTGTCCACGATGGTGCGAAATTCCACGACCGTCAGGGCCACGACGCCGACAGGCGCTTGGCGGGACCAGCCTTCCTCGATTCTTTTTGCATAAGGCAGATTGTTGACCAGGTAGATCACGTCGCCCGCCTTTGCAGCCTTGTTCACCGCTCCGTGAGCGGCGATAGTGGCGGAGCCATCTTTGTCGACCGCATCCAACATCCCTGTAGCCGGCGATCCCAAGGATAACTGCCAATTAGCGCGAAAGCGCCCACCTACGTAACCCGGCGGCGGCGCGTGCTTCCAAAATTTGGCGTTGCCGACTGGCGATCTGTCCACAATTTTATTGTCGATCTTGAAAACAATATCGCGCACCACCAGATCCTGATTGGCCTTCGTCTTGGCGATGAACTCGGCAATCTGCATGGAAAAAGACATGTTGGCCATCAAAGCCCCCTGAGTTGCAGCGTGTGCAGCACGGCCACGTCTACCGGCGCTGTGGTATCGACGACCTTCACCGTGTAGTTCGAGCCGCCGAACAGCACCAAGTCGGCCGCCGTCGGCGCCGGCATGGCCTGGCCATTGCGCTGCAGCGGCGACAGCAGCAACTTCTGGTCGCCCGCCAGAATCAGCGTGCCATCGATGTTCTCGGCCTCGTAGGCGATCTTCACGCCCGTGCCTTCGTAATCCGTGGGGATGGCGGGCGCCGCGCCCAGGTCCGGGTCGTATTCGCCGGTCACGACCTGGCGCAGCACCACGATGCCGCCCTTGCGGCGCAGGGACTGGTCAGCGCGCGCCGCCGTCTTGGTGTAGTCGGTCATAGCCTATGGCGCTTTCAAGTAGTCATACGGCGGCGTCTCCACGAAGCGCACGGCCTTGATCGTGGTCTTGCCGTCAATCAGGGCGCGCAGCACGCGATGCCAGCCGTCCATGATGAAGCCCTGCTGGCACAGAATAATCGGGTATTCGGTGTCGACGTCCAGCGCGCGGCGCACGTGGTGCGCGATGCCGTAGGCCGAGCCGACCGGCGTCCAGACCTCGGTACCGGAGTAGATCGCCGCCAGCGGCAAATCGAACGGCTCCAGATCCTTGGCGCGCGCGATCAGGTTTGTGACGGTCCATACCTTTCCATCGGAACTGTAGGTGTTATCGGCGACGAAACAGCCGTCGATCTTCACTGCCGGATGTGCGCTCATGCTCGTGTCACCTTGATCGAATTGCCGCCGCCGGCCGAGCCGAAGTAAGGCGCCAGGAGCGCATCCACGGCCACGAAGCGCTCGCGCGCATCCGTGGTGTTCTGGAAGTACTCCGTTTCCAGCGGCCCGGTCTTGTCCTTCTTGATCGCGTTCGAGCCGGTATCAAGGTCCGGCAACAGATCCTCGCCGCTGCCAGCGCGCACGGCCAGGTCGATGCAGGCATTGACCACGTCGGCAGGCACGATGGTGCTGGGCACGGCGAAGCCGTCGACGGCCACGCTGAAGCGTGGCCAGTCCAGCGCCTGGCGCTGATTGGCGCGGCGACCGGCCCAGCGGGTCCGGTAGGTGGTCATAAACAGCGTCGCCTTGCGCAGAGCGATCTCTTTCTCGGCTTCGGCCAGCGCCGCCCAGCCCGTCATGCCCAGGCTGGCGCAACGCGCGTCCGCCGCGGCGACACCGGCATAGGATTCGGCGTCGGCCAGGCCTTCGCCGGTTTCGATGATAATGGGCATAACGGCTTTCGGATGGAGGATCAATGAATGCCCCGACTTGGGAAGGGGGCGGCGGTGGGCAGCGCTTAAGTGGTCTTGGCCTTGGCAGGCTTCGATTCAGCGGCCGCCGCCTGGGTGACTGCGGCCAGCTTGGCTGCTTCGTCGCGCAGGCGTTGGGCTTCGGCTTCATTTGCGGCGGCCTGCTCCGCGTTGCGGGCGGCAACGAGCTCATTTTCTTGCGCCTGCTTGGCAACGCGCTCTTTCTCGGCCGCCAGCTCGCGTTCGCGTTGCTGCAAATCATCGTGCGCAGCCAGAAGATCAGCGCGAGCAGCCATGAACTCGGCCGCGGTCGGCATGCGCTCGCCCGCTCCCTGATCAATATATTCGGCCCTGATCGTAACTTCCGGCACGTCTTCAGCGGCATTGGCGCGGCCAACAGCCACGTTCGCATCGATGATTTTGAGGCCAGCCTGGCGCGCAAGCGCCTTGACGTCCTCGTTATACTGGAACATCGGCCCGGCCAGATACCAGATGTTTTCCGGCACTTTTTCCATTTGGAACCCCATTTCTTCTGCATGTTGGATTAAACCGCGCCCTGTTTGAGGGCGCGGTCGTTACTTACTTGGTCGCGTCGCCGATGGTGATCACGCCCGCCGTATGCTTGTCGCTGGTGGCCACCTTGTCCCAGTTGGAGCCGGTGCCCAGTGCGGCATCGGATGGCGACTTGCCGCCCGCGGCTTCATCCCAGGTGTAGCCCTTCAAGCCCAGGCCGAAGGTGTAGTCAACCTGCATCGTCGTTTCGATGCGCTGATTGCCGTTGGTCGTTTCGATATTGCTGATGATGTCGGAGCCGTCGGTAACGGTTGCAGCACCCTCGGCCAGGGACAGCACGCGCAGCTTGGCAGGTGCCGCAGGACCAGGCGCAGGGCCGACGGCAGCCGAATACAGCGCCGGCGCGTCGGTAACCACCACCGGCTTGCCCAGCACATCCACCACGCGCACGTTTTGGGCCTGAAACAGCTGGGTTGCATTGGCCAGGTTGGCGCCGATCAGCTTGTGGAAGGTCGTGCCGTTCATGATCTGCGCCACCAAATTGCCACTGTGGTCACCGAACTTGCCGTGGGCTTCATTCATGGCGATGTAGTCCACACCACGCGTCGCACTCACATCGTTGACCGTATTGGCGTTGTTGCTGATGGCCGCCACCAGCGCCAGGATAGCCGTGTTCAGCTGATCCGCCAGCATCGCTTCGGCGAAATTGCGCGAGGCAACTTCGATGCCTTCAGCCGTCGGCTTTTCGAGCCAGGTCATTTGTGCTGGCTCGAAGCGGATCGGCCCGAAACCACCCGCGACTTTGACCGAGCTATGTTTCAGCTGGGTCAAATCCGTGGCTGCCGCTGCACCATTAGCGCCATAGCGGTTAACACGGCGCTGTGCCGAATGGATCGCAGCGAAGAAGGATTCTTGCAGGAAGTCGCCTTCGAAGCCTTCGGTGGTGAGACGGATGGCACCATTACTGGCCGCGTTGAACTTGGCTACAATCTGCGCCAGCGTTTCGATGGTCGCCGGCATGATGTACTTGTTGAAGACTTGCATTTGGGAGAGAGACATTTTTTAGCCTTTCGCTAATTCGGGATATTGAGCAGCAAAAGCAGCGGCACGCTCTTCGCGCGTCCCGCCGAGATTGCCCGTTTGTTTTTGGCCGCCACCACCGCCCTGCTGCGCACCGCCGCCGGATGCGCCCGACCCCTTGAGAATCTGATCCTTGTAGGGATACTGATCCACCAGCGTTTCGAGCGCTTCATCGAAGTCAGCCAGATCGCCCGGGCGCGTGCGCGAGAAAATCTTGTTGCCCGCGCCGTCGTAAGCCACGATCTTGCCTGCCTCGACCTTGAAAGCCTGGCCGAAGCGCGCCTGGACCAGATCGACCGGAATGGCAAACTTGTCGGTGATGAGCTTCGAACGGTTGAAGCTGCCGCCGATCATTTCCGAATACAGGTTGCCGGTAATGGCGTCCAATTCGGTCTTGGTACGGGCCAGTTCGTCGGCGTGGGCCTTGTTGGCGGCGGCGACCTGCTCTTCTGCTGCCTTTTTCGCTGCCAGCTTGATTTCTTCCACCTTGCCGGCCGCGACCAACTTGCCTTCGTCGACGTTCTTCATCAGTTCGATTGCCTTCGCTGCAGCGGCAGGGTCGTCAATGCCAGCGAACGCTTGCAGCTTTGCCTCGGCAGCTTCCTTTGCTTCACGGTGAGTTTTTGCCTCACCGTTCAGCCCCTGGATCTTCTGCACGGCGGCGGCCGCATCGAACGGGACTTCCTTCCCATCGTCATGTACGTAGACTGGCTTGCCATCCTGGACAACGACATTGCCATTTGCATCGAGTTTGAGTTTCATTTGGTGGCTTTCTGGGCATCCGCCCTTGTGAATGGCCTTCCGGCCGTGCACCGCGTCGCGTCCGCTTGCGGCATAAAAAAAGGCCGCCTGGTTGCCCGGGCGGCCTGAAATGAATATAAAAACCCGCCGTGACGGGTTTACGTTTCTAACTTATAGCCAATATTTGCTCAACTCGCGTTGAATGGCGCTTTCTAGAATATCTTTATCGACTTTTCCGTTTGCCCCAAGGCGTATGGATAAATGGAGGGCATAGTCACTCCCCTCCCTTCGGACCGAGTCGCATTCAATGAATTCGTTTTTCTCGTCGGCGGTAAAGTAGGCGAAGAAATCGAACCCATCACCTTTAACCCAGTAACCGCACCGCTTATCATCATGCTCAACAAATATATTGAACGCCATCTTTACGCCTTCCAGTAATCAATGTTTTAGGTAAATTACCTATTTTTCATTTTACTGGTACTTCGCCCGCAATTGCTCCAACGTCAGCTTGCGGCCCTTCAAGTTCATCAAGTCATTCAGCGTGATCTTGCCCGCCTCATACATCTCGGCGCGGCCCGGGCCCAGGTATTCGGCACGCCAGGCCTCGCCCTTGCTGGCGAGAAAGTCCTTGAAGTTCATCTTGCTACTCACCGGGCCGCCATCGCTGGGGCGCGTGCTATCGCCCGGCTCATCCAGCTCGATGCCAAGGTCGGCAAAGGACTTGGTGCGCGTGCTGAGGACACAGCGGCAGCTGAAATGAATGGCGCCGGGCCCTCCCGCCCATTCGTGAGTGTGATTGATCGGCTCCTGGTCGTGCAGCGAGTACTCGTGCAGGTCTCGCATCGCACACAGCAGACAGGTATGCGAATCGAGCGTGCTGAGCCAAACCAGGCACTCGATTAGGTCCGCATTCTGCTGAAACGAGGCCAGCCGGGCAGCGTTGGCCACGGCCTGCACCGAACTGTGCACCAGCGCGCGCGCATTTGCGGCTGACGTTTTCAGGATGCCCTGCTCGCCCGGCGCAACAGGATCCGGCGCGTCGCCAGGCGGCTTGGCGGCTGGATCAGCTGGCGGTACACCCGGCCTCGTTGCGGGCACGGCCGGCGGCGCCTTCGAGTCGGGCATTGGCGGCGTGGCAGGCAACGCACGTTTGTCGGCCAGTGAATCGGCCGCCCTGGCGCTCTTGCCCAGCACGCGCGACACGATCTGCGACGTCGTCTCACCCTGCGCAGCACCGAGCCGCACCTGGCTGGCGAAGCGGAATTGCGTATCCGCCGCCTGGCGCTTCCACCAGTCCGCCGATGGCGCACCCTTGATCAGCGTGTCGCCGACCAGCTTTTCCAGATAGGTGGCTGGCGGCAGTTTGGCGCCCAACTCGATCTTGAGGCCCTGCGTCAGCACTTTGGCCGTGTAATCGGCCTCGATACGTACCATGCCGGTCAGGTTGCGGGTCATTTCCGCCTGCATGCCGGTGTAATGCGACGAAATCACCGCGTTCGACTCGCGCAGCAGGGCGCCCAGGCGCTGCTTGCCGTAGGCCGATATCTCGCCTTCGTTCAGCTTGGCGGTCAATTCCCTCGACATGGCGGCCATCAACAGCAGGATCTTCTCTTGCGTGCCGGATGAAAAGCGCAGCAGGTTCAAGGAGTGCACGAGGAACATCTCGGCGATCCACTCTTCAAGCGCGCCCATTTATGCTCCCATCAGGTCTGGCGGAGCCGACTGGATGCGCTCCTGCTCCGCCTCCCAGTCCAGATCCGGCGACAAGATGCCGCGGCGCTGCAGCTCGTTGAAGTACGTCTCGCCCGAGATTTTCCCGCTGGCGGCACTCTTGAACAGCAGCTCTGCACTGGCGGCGGCCAGCGATGCGGCACCGAAATCCTTAAAAATGGTGATATGGCCGCCTTCGGCCTCCCCCACCCATTCAGCCATGAATTGCAGGGCCTGATCGCCAGCGTCCTCGACGTTACCCGCGATCTTCTGCAGCGCGCAAGCGCCCTGCTCGTTGTCGGCCAGGGTCTGCGACTCTGTCACGTTGCCCGGCTTGATCACCAGCAATTCGGCGCCGGCCTGGCGCATGCGGTCTTCCAGGTCGAGGATGGACAGGCGGCCGGCCTCGATGGCCTTGCCGCCGTGCTCCACGAATTTCAGGTCGCCGTTAGGATCTTCGGTTTTGACCGCGCTGCCGGCACCGACCGTGATGCCGCCCTCGCCCAGCATCTTGGCAAACAGGATCGGCACGCGCGCGACGTGCAGGATGTTCTGTTGGTCGCTCTTGCTCTGCCAGTGCTCGACGTTGCTGTGCGCCAGCTCGAGCAGCGGCGGCGTGGCCTGCATATAGCCCAGACGCTTGCCGTAGACCGGCACAAAAGGAATAGTTTTCAGGCTGGTGACGCCCTCTTCGTACAGCGCCCATTCCTTCTTGCTGCCAGTCTCACGCTGACGCCAGGTCTGCCAGGTGCCGCGCCCCAGGACACGCACCTGCTCGATTTCCTTGGTATCGAAGTCACCATTCGGCTCGGACACGCTTTCCAGCAGCCGCAACTGGGTCAGCCCGTTCAGGCTGGTCGCATTCTTCGGCAGCCAGCCGAGGACGTTTTGCACGTGCACCTGGACGAAGTACGGGCGCACGCCGGCGGCCTGCTCGTCGGCCTTCGTGACCAGGTTGCCAGCCTTGGGGAAGTCGACCAAGATGCCAGCGAAGCCATAGCCCATCGCCTCTTGGGTGATCTCCGACAGGAAGCTGTGCAGATCGCGGCCAGAGAGGTCGACATTTTGCAACCAAGGCTTGAGCCGTTCCGGCACATCCTCGCCCAGCGTCACCGGCTTGCTGAATGGCTTGGCCGACAGCACGTCGATAGTGCGGGCATAAGCTGGGAACAGCGTGGCGACGGCCAGGCGCAGCTCGTAGCTCTTGTCGTCCTCGCCGGGCCACTGCGGCAGATACTTCTTGCTGGCGGCCCGCATGGTCTTCGTCCCGCCCAGCAGCGCGGCGATCAGCGCGCAATCCTCGTTCAGCTTGGCCGCTTCGGCTGATTGTGTGCGTACATCGGTCATGGAAATCCTTGTTGTTACATGCGCAGCGGCGCGGTGGTCGTCGTGCGACTCGTCACTGGCCAGCGCTTGGTGATGAAGTAGCCGCCGGCATCGTTGGCGTGGTCAAAGCCGCCCTTCTTGTCCGGCTCGCCCTTGTCGTCATAAATCTGGCGCTCCAGGCTAAGCGTGTATTTCTGGCACTTCGTGGTATTGACCAGCATGCGGCGCTGGTCGTAGGTGTTGCACAGCATCGCGTTGACGCTGTTGATTCGATCTTTCACCGCAGGATTGGCATGGTCGACCACCACCGTGAAGCCGGCGGTGCGCAGCAGCGACAGGTCCGACTCGCTGGCGCCACTGCTCTTGCGGTTCTGGCCGGACGCATCTGGATAAATCGTTATCAGATGCTGCTGCCCAGTCTGCTTGTAGCGGCCCTTGATCTTTTCAATCATGGCCGGCGTGTCGAACACCTCCATGAACTCGTCGACTGCGCGCGGCAGGTCATCGCGAATCACGAAAACCACCGCCGCGCCTTTACCAACGTTGAAGTCCATGCCGATGTGCAGCGCGTCGCCAGGCTTGACCGTGTCGTCGGTATGGTTGCGGCGCCGGTCGAAGCAGTAATAAATGACGCCCTGGTAGTTCTCGAAGCTGGCTAGGTATTCTTGGCGGAACGTGCGCGGATCCATCTTGCGCCGCGCGGCTTCGATCTCTTCGGCCGGGACGTTGCCGCCGTCGACCGAGGTGTACAACCAGCTCTTATGGTCAGGCTCACGCCCCTGGCCATCAAGGTAGCTGTCATAGCAATGGTTGAAGCCCTTCGGCGTGCCGATGCGCAGGGCGTGGCCGCCGACCCGCTCCTCGCCATTGATGACGAAGCGACAGGTCGACAGCATTGGGCGGAGCACCTCCTCCCAGGCCGCGTACACGCAGTCTGCCCATTCATCGACCAACGCGAAGAAGAGGCCCGAGCCGCGCAGGTTGTCGTAGGCGTCCAGGCCGACGATGCGGATGACGTGGCCGGCCTTGGTCGTGATCGAGCATTCCGTCTCGTTCGGTTTGCCGGCGCGCCAGCTGGCCGGGATTGCCTGCTTGAGCCGCTTCCAGAACACACGCTTCGCCTGCTTGAACGTCGGTGCGCAATACCAGATCTCGTCCTCGGTGCTGACGCCCCACTCGGCAGCCAGGCGCGCAGCACGGCGAATCTCGGCCTTACCCAGGAACGTCTTACCGAAGCGCCGGCCGCACACCGCATCGCGGAACCGAGCCTTCTTTTGCCATCCCCAGCAGTAAATGTTCGCCTGTTTCGGCGTCAGCGCGACGGGCCCTTCAGAGAATCGGGCTGTCGGGGAGGTCTTCATCGGGCTTCAATATGTATTCAGGTGCGGACGGCATGCCTTCGCCGGTATCACCTGGTGCTTTTGGCGCATCGAGGCGGCGATTCACGTAGACGTCGCCTACTTCCTTGGCTGCCTGCTCGATCACGGCGATGGCCAGCGCGATATTGCGCATGCCCTCGGCCTGCTGCGCCATCCTGGCCAGCGCGCGCAAGCGGAAAGCGCGGCTGGCAATCGGAATGGCCGCCGTGTCCTCTCGGAACCTGGCCCGCGTGTCGTTGAAAATAGTCTTCCATTTGGCGCTCAACTGGCGCCCCACATACTTTTCCGGGTCGTAGGTGGCGACCTGCTGTCGCGGCACGTCGAGCCCGAATTCATCCTTTACTGCCACCGACACCTGCGTCGGCGTGTCGAAACAAGCCAGCGCTTGGACGATAAACAGCTTCACCTCGTCACGTAGTGCTGCCATGAGTTGCCTTCCGGTAAATGGCCGGTCAACCTTATGCAGCCTTCAGCAAACAGGTTCCGCAAGCCCTCGCTATGTTGATTTTCGCCACTTCTGGCGGTGTCTTTGCTGCGTCGATGATGCACTGCACGTCCTGGCTGGCACCGTAGCGCCGGACCACGCCGATGAACTCCTCGACGTCATGTGCGCGCATGCACAGCTTCGGCAGCCCGTACTTGTTGAAAGCCGGCGCGCCGAATTCATCCTGCTCCTGGCCGATGTGATAAAGCTCGTGCTCGAGCAGCGCGCAGAACTCGGCGTCGCTGCAGGTCAGGCAATATGATGCGTCCAGGGTAATGAGGAAGTCCGGCACCGCGCCGAACCAGTCGGCCATCTGCTGTTGCTGGCGGCCTTTCTGCCACGGCCCGCAGCGGAACGTCATTTCCTCGCACTGGCCCAGCACGGTGCGACCCGCTTTCACGAAGCCCATCGGCGCCCACAGGAACTGTACGTCGGCATATTCCAAGTGCGCGTGGTCTTCGTTGTACAGCGTGCCGCCTTCGGTGAGGATGGTTGCGCGCGCCCACTTGAGCACCTCGGGCGCGGGCATGTAACGGTTGTTCAGCGGGTCGACAAATTCAGCAGGCGGCAACGGGCGCGCTGAGGTGGGCGCGGCGGAATTTCGGCTTTTCTTCATTCCGACCTACTAGATGTAGTGTTTAACGGTAATTCTGGCGGTCTCAGCCCGGCGATTTTTGACACTTTCGCTCTCGACATACTAAATGTAGTGTCTCACCCGCTCTCGATGCTTAAATTGACAGGCGGCATGGTCGCGCCCAACACCCACAGTGCGATAAAGCCACCGGAATTCAGCACGGCCAGTTCCTCGACGTTCGGGCGCCAGTACGACACCACGGCGGGCAGATCGCCAACGTGCGTGCGCGTGATCGGCAATGCGCCACACGGCAACTCGGCCTGGTCCCAGCCTGCAGGCGAGCAGAACACGCCGTTGTTCGATGGGTGTTGGATTTTATTCATTTAGCACCGTTGCAAGTCAGGCACTCCAGGTCAAATGGATGGCTGCGCAGCTCGCCGTCGACCAGCCATTGGCAGATTGCACGGCCGGCACCATCCATGTCGCACACGGTCATCTCCGGACCGCCGGAACGCAGCATCACGCGATTGCCGGGCATCACAGAAAGCAAGTTGGGTGGCGCATAGCATTGCACCAGGTCGCTTGAGGAAAATATTCCAGTTTGCATATCTGCTTTCAATGTGTCACCGCCCGTGCCAAGCAGGGCCGCGATGCGCTGCGGTGGAGCCTCTTGGCCTTGATGCGTCGGTGACTGCGCCCGTTTTCAAAGCCCTGCCACTGGAGCGCGCTGGCAGTCGCAAAATAAACTAAAAAAACATACTTTCGTATGACGAACTACGAGTTAAGCTTAGTTTTATTGAAACTTATTAGGAGGCTCGAATCATGACCGATTTAGAAATAATTGCCGCGTTCATCCAGGCTCTTGGTGATCCGCGTCCGAGGCCGCAGAGCATCGAACAAAAAATTGCAAAACTCATAGAAATCGCCAATAGTCCATCCCCGAGCGAATTCCTGAAAAAGGTGGGAAACGAGTGCATCGAATCATCGAAATCAGCCGCCTCCACGAATGAAAGAAATACATACCTTATTATTGGTTACGCATGCCTGGGGTACGCCGAAGAGCAGGCGAAGGCCGAACGAGCACTCACTGGCAGGTATTGAGAGCTGGAGCGGGTGAAGGGAATCGAACCCTCGTCGTAAGCTTGGAAGGCTTCTGCTCTACCATTGAGCTACGCCCGCAATAATGGCCTGGCGCTTGCCGTTCTCGTCCTTTGCCGCAGCATCGGGATTACCGTCAATCCGCCATTCCAGTGAACCACACGACAGCGAGCTGGGTTTCCAGCCGGTTTCCACGAGTACCTTTGGGTAGTTGGCCGCCAGGTGATGCGGCTCAGCGTGTTCGTGGTCTGATTGCCTGCGGACTTTGATTCATCGCGCGCGATGTCGTCGCTGGTGTGTGGTTGCCGGTTACAGCGTCCGGCGCCGAATTGCCGCGACTACAACTCGCGTCGGCTGGGTGTTGCCTATCCTGCTCGTGATGTGTGGCATCCCATGAGTATTGCCGGGCGGGCGCTCCAGCACTCATCAGCCTATTTTTGTCCCGTGCGCAGTCACGTCGCGCTTCTACGCCGCCGGCGCCGGGATTGGAGCTAGGCGGTCGGGTTTGGTCATCGCTACTTCATGGTGCACCTCCTTTTCCAGCCTGCGGCGGCATGTTCGCGCGCGCATCCGGCCAGTTCAGTTTCGTTCGTCACCCTCGGCCTGTGCCTGCCGTTCAGCGGCGATCAAGGCCCAGCCCAGCTCGCGGCGCAGCTCCTCCCGCGTCGGCTGCGGTTCGGGCGCCACCGTGCGGCGCTCCAGCTCGTCGCGAGCCAAGTGGTGTGGCGGTTGTGTAGTTTCAGACATGGCCGCCTCGAAGGTGGGCGCGCATAAAAAAAACCACCCCTAAGGTGGCTTGGTTGATATTACTTCGGCGCTTCGGGTAAAGTTATTCGCCTTTGAATTGCGCTGATGATCCACTTGCATGCCACCGCAGCGGTCAGTCCGTAATCAAACGCGCGTGGCCAACACGTTACCGAATCGCCGTCGAAATGCGCATCGCCTTCGTTGTCAATGCGAATAGTCATCACCGGATCGGCTTCATACTCGATTTTCTCTGAAGGCGCATTGGCAATCAAATACATTGTGTACTGGCCAGACAGCACACCCCCATATGCATCGGGAATAATTACCTCGCTAAATTTCAGATAAGCCTGTCGATGGTGAGCAGTTACCAAAAAATCTAGAGAATTTTCGATGCCAGCTACAGCTACGCCTTCAAAACTCCTTTGAATTACATCGGGCCTAGCAACTTCATTGCGAAATTGAGTCGCGTGATGCAACACCTTAGCCACTTCATTCAGGCGCAAATTAACATGACGATATTTATCTTGAATCACGTTGACCTCCAATCATTAAGGAAGATCAACAATACAATAGAACCGCTACGAAAAAAGGAAAAGCCACCCATGAGGTGGCTTATTTTTGCTCCCACGGCCATAGTACGTGGTGAGCGGCAAATTCAAGGCGTGCAGATACGGCGCTGGGGCCGGGTACTGTCGCGAGTTCCAGCTATCGGTGGCGCGATGCGCACATTACGATTTCCGGAAGAATTTTCTTGAATAAGAGCCTGAAGTATACCGCAGAAATACTGTTTGTAAACACAGGCTTAAAGAAAACCTGCACTACATATCTCCGCCGCGTAACAGACCGCCTGCCCGGCCAGAATGGCTGTCGTAAATGGCGCTCAGCTCGCTCACCATGTCCTTGACCCGCTCCAGCTCCAGGCCAGCCACGCCGTACACTGGCGCCACGCCGGTTCCCTTGCACGACGTGCACTGTCCATTCCCCAGCAGCACCTTGACGCCGGTACCGCTGCAGCCCTTGCACTTGCCGTCGAGCCAGTGCGCCAGCGACTTCTCGGCCACCCGGTGATACAGCGCCTGCGCCGACTGCGCATCCCAGGCCGTGTTTTCCGGTAGCCAGCGCCGCGCCCGGCCGCGCCGGATGACTTCTGCAGTCCAGATGCGCAGCAGCTGCGCCAGGTTCTGCTGGTTGCCCTCGAACATGCGGTTGAGCGTGCCGTCGGCGTACTTCACGCGGCACAGCAGCGCACCGATATCGCCAGCCAGCGCCGCGGCGGCCAGCGGGTCCGTCTGGTGGTGCTGCGCATCGTCCATCAGGTTGCTTGAACCGATTGCTGCGATGTAGCGGTCTGTAAAGCCCATGTGCAATGCTCCTAAGAATAATAAAAAAAACGTTAACACATTTACGATAGATAAGGATCGAAATCAGGCACTTTTCAATTTTATTCCTCAAAAAAGTTACATATTATTCTATCCATTGTGACAATTTGAGTGTTTTGGCGCTTCGTAAAACTTGATAATGACAAAGCAGCATTTACCTAAACTCAAAAGAGGAAGCGTATGATTCAAAGAAATGTAGCAGCTCTTTTCTTACTATTATTCAGTGTATTTAAGCCTTGCGCTAGTGAGGCCACCGAACTGAGCTCGGTCGTTGATAAGCGTGCTGTGTGGCATTTGGATGCGGATCGAGTGATAGTGAAGCAAACTGGTCAGGGTAGAACTCACTATACTTATGATGAAAATAACGTCTTACGTTCCCAAACTGATTCATTTGGGGTGATAGGAAATTACAAATATGACGATTCAGGTCGCTTGAAGGTCATTGAATTTTCTAATGGTAAAACTGTAGTTTTAGTCTACAGCCGTCAAGCGGGTTTGGAGGAACTCACCACAGACAAAAAGCGGGTTCGAGTTTTGACGGATGCAAAGAGTGCACGCGCCACTCGAACGATAGACTCACCCTCTTCTGTAGCCTTTCAAAAATCTGTTGACATCGCGTACACAGATTCGGACTGTCAAAGTGCGGATGACAATGGGTGCACAGTGTTTGTTCCTGGCCATCGAGATGAAGATGAAGAAGGTGGCGGTGGAGGAGGTGGCGGTGGGGGCATAGGCGTCGGTGCAGGTGGTGGCAGCGGAGGTGCAGAACTTCCAAAGGTTTCAATTACTGCTCCCAAAAGCATGACGCCATTGCAATGCAAAGCACAATTATGCGATGGTGCAGACAATTACTTCATGGCGTACTGCAGCACCGAGACCAATCCCAGAGGCAACGCTCTATGCAAGAGTAAGGCAACCGAGTACTACTCCAAATGCCTGCGCTCTTGTGACACAGGTGATTGGCGCTGGCTAGACACTTGGAATTATTACTATCGATAAATGCAAAGCGAGCGATTCGAACTACCCACTCAATTCGCTCGTAAAAATTTAACAACAATGGAGTGAACATGAAAACTACTGACCCCAAATTTATCGTCGAGGACTCTCTGGTGCGAGTTGCGCCTGATGGCTCAGAATCGACTATTACCGCTCGGGTGGGCACTCCTTTCTTTTTAGAGAATAGTTGGTATTGCGCGGCAGAGCTAGAAGGAGTTGACGGCAGGTATCAAGATAGGTCCGGGCTTAACGCCCTGCAGGCGCTTTGCCTTGCTACAAGCTTAATCCAGCAGCGCTTGGCACACTTGATAGAAGATGGAAATTTTCTGTATTTACCCTCGGACCGCGGAAGCAATGTTGACGGTACTTTGCTCGATGCGCTATTTGGTCGATGACAAGAAAATATAGCGCCCCCTGCAAATTCTGATACCAGCGAATCAATGTGCCGCTTGCGCGGCTTCTTGTTCGCAGCCATCAGAATTCCTCCACTTTCCATCCGCCGCCCAGTTTCTTCGGCAGCGCCTGCACGGCGACGAAGCGCAACGGGTACATGTCGGCCGCGATCTTTATTTTCGCGCGCGCGTCGTCCTGCCAGTAGCCCTTCACTTCGTGCGCCTCCAGCGCGCCGTCGGCCAGCTGCACAGCAAAATCCGGCGTGTAAAAAGTGTTGTCGGCCAAGCGGAATTTCAGGCCTTCGAACTTGTACCAAGCCACCTCGCCGGCAGCCTTGCGCAGCTCCAGTGTCCTGGCGTAGGCCGCCTCGGTCTGGTTCATGGCGCCAACCTTGAGGCGGCCCAGCGCTTGCAAGCCACGGGCCATCATTGCGCACGCTCCAGGTGAAGCATTGCCGCCTTGACGATGGCAAACCGTACGGCCGCGTCACGGTCGCCGCCATGGACCGAATAAAGCTCGACGGTGCCGCCTGCGCCGACATAGGTCGACATGAACATCGGGCAAATTTCGAACCGCGCGAGCAGCGGCCCGGTCGCCGCCCAGTCGCCCAGCCAGTCCGGTACCAGCGCCTGGCCGCGACTTGCGGCGGCGCCCGTCGGCGGCGAGCCGACCAGGGCGCCGCCCACCTCGACAATGCTGGACCAGCCCAGCAGCTCGGCCAGGCGTTTGTTTGCTGCGATTTTGTTTTCTTGATTTTTCATTTAAAGCCTTTTAAGCCGTTTTTTCTGATGGGTACGTCACTTCGTAGCGGCCATGGCCCTTGCGCAGTGCGGCGGTGCCTCTGGCAAATCCTGAGCGGCATTCGCAGCCTGGACGCTCGGTCGTTTCCCCCTGTGTGACTGCCAATCGAAGACCACCAGCCTGCCGCCACCCTCGCGCAATCGGTCGAAGGCACGCTCGCCCAGGAACTGCTCCAGGCCGGCCGCGTCCAGATTGCTGATGACGATGGTCGGGCGTGCCGCCTCGTAGCGGCCGTTGATGATCTCGAACAGGATCAGCTTTTCCGTGTCGCTGCCGTGCTGCACGCCCACCTCGTCGAGGATTAGCAGATCCGGCTCGACCAAGTCGCGGATGGCCTGCGCCTCGGTACGGCCGGCGCCCTTGGCGTAGGTTTCCTTGACGGAGCGCACCGCGCGCATCACCGACGTGAATACGGCTTGGCGACCGTGCCCCATGATGTGGTGGGCAATGCCCACGGCCAGGTGGGTCTTGCCGGTGCCGACATCCCCAGCGAAGATCAGGCAGGCGCCAGTGGCCCGTGCATCTTCGAAGTTCTCGGCGTACCGGGTGGCCACGGCCAGCGCGCGCTCGGCGCCAGGGCAATCCGGCCGGTACGATTCGAGGCGGCGATCAGCGAAGCGCTCGGGAATAGCGGCACGGCCGAGCTTTGCGCTCCACTCGCGCGCCTTGAGCTCCTGGCGCCAGGCGGCGCGCTGCTCGGCCTCGCGCACCTGGTCCTCGACGTTCATGCAATCCGGGCAGCCGGACCAGGCGCCGCGAATCAGCATTGCCGTGTACTCGCCGTGCATCGGGCAGCGCTCGATCTGCGCGCTGGCGTAGCGCTTCTTGCCTTCAAAAGGCGCCATCTGCCCCAACGCCCTTGTGGTAATCCTGCTTGCCAAAGTTTCCATGGATGACGCCTTTCTGTGTTTGCGTTGCGCCGACTGCCCAGTCGGCCTTGTAATGCTCGCCCGGCCCGAAGAACGTGGCCGGTTGTTTTGTGAATTGCGGCTCGGTGCGCGAGAGCAGGACGTAATTCGCGTAGCGCTGAACGCCAGCAAGGAGCGCTTCGGCCGGCACCCCCTCCCTCCTGCGCGCAGCCCAGGCCTTGTGCGAATCCTTTTTGCTTGCACCAGGGCGTAGTGGGTATGCATCCCATGCCATTTCGAATTCCTCGGGGTATCCCCCCGGAGGCGAAGCCGACGCAGGTTTTTGGTTTACTGGTTTTTGGTTATTGGTTATTGGTTCTTGGTTAGTTGCCGAGCCGTTGAGCGTCTGTTCAACGGTCGTTGCAACGACCGTTGGATTCCCGTTCATCGCCTGTTGCAATTTCAATGCTCTTTTAGCAGCAGATGCTTTCCCAGCTGCTGATTTCTGGCTATTCGACGCGCGGTATGCCTCCAGCTCTTCCTCGCACCGCTGGTGATACCAGCCGGTCGGCGTTTCGATGAAAAACTCGTTCAACGTCTGTTCAACGGCCGTTGCCTCCTCGTTGGAGCGTGCAAGGATTTTTCGGCACAGTGCTGCCCGGTCCAGCGTAAGCGGTTGCTCAGTGTCATAGTAGGTGTCGAGCAAATCGCGGTACACGCTGCGCTCAATGCGCGTCAGGTGCCTGGTCGCGCGGTCAAAATCGCCGATGTGATGGCTGTAGTAATTCAAAGCCGCCCCTCCTGCACGCGCGCCGCGCCGAACAGCGCAGCCACCAGCGGATCGCCCACAGCGCCCGCTTTGCGGATCCAGTACTTGCTACGCCATTGCCGCTTAACGGTGGATTGTGTTTTGCTCATACTGCTTCCATTTCGAATATTGTGATTTGCCGAGGGTCGACCTCAGGAATCAGTGACAAGCGCGCTTCGCCAACACGAGGCGCAGGCGTGCCGACCACCACCTGGACGTCTGCAAGCAAGCTTGATTCCCCTTGGATGCGCTTGCGCGCGATCTCGGCGTAGGACGGGTTCAACTCGATGCCGATGCAGTCGCGTTGCAGCCGATCAGCGACAAGGCCGGTAGTTCCGGCGCCGAAAAATGGGTCGAGCACCGTGCCGCCTGGCGGGCAGCCGGCGCGAATGCAGATCTCGGGCAACTCAGGCGGGAATGTGGCAAAGTGGGCCTCGGCGAATGAATGCGTGGCCATGGTCCAGACGCTACGTCGGTTGCGTAAGCCGGTTTCGTTCGGCGCGTTACCGTGCGTGGTGCGGTCGACGTCAACATCGTTATCGAAAGCGGCGCCGGCCGTATAGACTCCACCGCCGCGGAATGATTTTGCATTGCCCTTGAGCACACGGCCGCGCTCGCGGCCATCAGCGTCGCTGCCGTGGCCGAAGCCGACACCATTACCGCAAGCGGCTCGCTTCTGGGGCTTTTGGCCGGGCACCGCATAGTCCTTGGTGCCAAAGCTATTGCGCGGGTGGTCGACAAAGCCGACTGCCGGCTCTTTTACTGCTTCGGCGTCATAGAAATAGTTTGCGCTCTTGGTCAGTAAGAAAATGTACTCGTGACTCTTGGTGCAGCGGTCGCGCACCGACTCGGGCATCGGGTTTGGCTTGCTCCAGACAATATCCTGGCGCACCCACCAGCCGGCGTCCTGCAGCGCGATGGCCAGCCGGTGCGGCATCATGCAGAGATCCTTGTGCTTGAAGCCCAGAGGGATGCTGCTGAAACGACGTGCATGCGCCGTGCGCACAGCCACGTGCGGATTGTTGCCCTTGTGGCCGCCAGCGCCTGCTGGGCCGTTTGGCTTGCTGGCGTAGCTGTCGCCCATATTGATCCAGCAGGTGCCGTCAGCGCGCAGCACGCGGCGCGCCTCGTTGAAAACGTCGACCATCACAGCGATAAATTCCGCCGGGGTAGATTCCAAGCCGATCTGGCCGTCGACACCATAGTCGCGCAAACCCCAATATGGCGGGCTGGTGACGATGCAGTGCACGGATTCGGCAGGCAACGCGCGCAGCTGCTCGCGCACGTCGCCAATCATTATTGTTACGGTCATAAGAGTCCCTCAGCTTTCAGGATTTCATGTGTGCGGCCGACGGCCGTGCGGAACGCCGCCTCCAGGCCGGCCAGCGACAGATCAGCCGGACGCGGGCGCCGGCCGTCGAGCACGTCGTGGCAGGCGCTGCAGCCGAATGCCGCGGCCGTGTCTGGCGCCTTCAGGCCCATGCCCTTCCCGTCTGCCAAAAAGTTCGAATGGCAGAGCACGGTGGTGTCAGGATCGAAGTTGCAGACGGCCAGACGCAGCGTGCAGTCCTGGCCGCGCGCGGCGCGCCGGATTGGCGTCGAGACCGGGCCGTTCGACTTCAAGCCGGCCTTGCGCTTCAGCGCCGTGCGCTGGTGCGACTGCACGGAGAGCATGCCGGTGCTGGGCATGGGCGAGGTACGCTTGAATGGCGTGCGTGTCAGCGGGTTAGTGCTTGGTTTAAACGGTGATCGCCTCATGCTATGATGCACTTTTGATAAGGAGACCGACATGGATCACGACGACGGCAAGAAAATTATTACGATCACCGAAACACATATCACAGAGGATCAACGCCAGTTGTTCAAGTCGTTCGGTACTCGCATATCGGGAGCCATCCATATCGACGGGCGTTACAGAGGCGTTATCGGTTGTGCCGGAAGTTCTCTCGAGCACGAAGACTGCGACTTCGCGCTTGCCGAAATGCGCGACACGTCGGAGCAGGCGATGGATGACGCCAGAACCCTCTCGTACTTGCTTGAGGATGGAGCTAATCCAACACAGGTGTGTCGGGAAGTTCCCTCTGCCTTTTACCGAGGATTCAACTACACCACTGCACCGGCAACTGGAGCCGATGGCCGTTACAGCGATAACTTTTCGATTCACGGCCCTAAAGATGGCGACCACCCGCATAACCTCGTTACTTTCCATACGACAAATCGAAAAGAGGCGGGCAGTTTTGCGACGATTGAGGATGCCGCAAAAAGCATCCGGGATCGAGCAATGAAATGGATTGACGACAAAATGACAAATTGAAGTAACCTGGCCATATTTCGTACTTGGCGGAATTCTCATAGATCTGCCTCCGAAAACAGGCGCGGCTGTACGGCGCCGTTGGCATAAACGGTGTCCATGATGGTCGTGGCGATCGGCTCATCACCATCCCAGCCCTGTGGCCACGTCTCCAGGCGGATCAGTTCACGGATGCGCGCCTCTTCCTCGACGTTGACCAGATCGATCTCGGGCCGGCCAGTAGCGCGCGCCACCACATTAACCGCGGCCTGAATGGTTAGGATGCGATCCAGCCCCATCAGGCGCGCTTCGAACGTGAGTGGTCCCATGCGCTGCGGATTGGCAGCCACAGCCCCACTTTTCAGAATCTCGCGCCCGGCTTTGCGCAGGCGGTGCTGCGGCTCGCGCAGTTCGCGCCACAGCGGCTTGATGCCCTTGAGTGGTGCCAGGTAGGCCCATTGCGGATTCAACAAGATCGTATCGAGCGCTTTGTCTTCGGCCGCCAGCGGGCAGCCAATGCAGCCGGTGCGCGCGTTGACCTCTTCGGCCTCGTCGCCACCATAGGCATCGGCGATGATCGCCGTGCTCCAGTCACCGAATTCCGCCTGTGGCGCCCAGTGGCGCAGCCATTCCCACACGTGGCAGACGCGCCAGTGCAGCAGCGGCGCCAGCGTCGACAGGCGGCCGCGCAGACCCTTTGCGTTCGGCAGAACCTGCTGATACCAGCCTTGGCCGCACTCTGCACCGTCTTTGCTGCAGCTCATTTCGATACGGCGGTCGCGGATAGCGCTTTCGCCCTGGCGAACGCCAGTGATCATCAGGATTTGGCCGTCGAGCTGATCCAGGCGGTCGCGCAGCGCTTGCTCCATCGGGTCGATCTTGATCTGGCGCGTGCACCAGCGCAGCGTGTTGTTATTCGGCGGCGGCACGCCGCGGCCAAGGATGTAGACCATGAAGCGCTTGTCCATCGGCGCCGTGACGACCTCGACACGAATGCCGCGCTCTCCTAGCTCGTCCATGATCTGGCGCGCAGCGATAGCCAGCGGCGGCAGCTCCTGCCGCGTGTCAGCGTAAAACACCGTCAGCGACTTGGGGCGCGCGATCTTGCCGGTGTCGAGCAGGTAGATAATCAGCGTCAGCGTGGCGCTGGAATCTTTGCCGCCCGACCAAGCGATACCCCAGTGCTCGTGCGTGGCGCCGTAGGCCAGCAGGGATTGGATGGTTAGATCGATGGAATCGGTCATTTGCAGGCGCTGGGCGCCAGCTGAAAAAATGTTGAGTTGATTCATGCTAACATTCCTTTTTTGACAATAGAGGCCACCATGCGGCATGCAAATCCCATGAAGTTCCGCGGACTTACCTTGACGGCCATTGCTCGCGAAAAACCAGAAGGAGAATGGAGCGCCACCATTTTCATTTCGGACGACGTGTCGCGGCAGTCTAAGGAGCAAGACGTTCTGTCGTTCAAATCTGCCGATGAAGCCGTGCAAAATGCTTTGGAGAAAGCCATGCTGATAGTGAGTGGGAAGGCAGCAAGTTCGAATCCGGAGTTCCGACCGCGCCTCACTGAAGATGAATACTTGCTGGAACTCAACAGGCGACTTAGCACTTATAAGTTTTTTAAGCCAGGCATGAAATTTGTTACACGCCCACAGGGAGCGACTGGAAGCGAGGTGAATGGCTGGGACGTACTGCCTCCAGGTGGCCCAAGTCATGAGCATATCTTGGCTGCCACTAGCATGTTGAGCGATTTCGAAGTATTCGCGAGTCAACGCCCAATTTGAATCGATTCGTAGGTTGCACGTCAAAGTACGGACGATGTCTATCGTCGGCATCCCCCCTCTGCTCCAGGCGCGTAACCGGCGCTGCTGATTACGGCCAAAGCAACGGCTCACGATGCATCCTCCATCGCACGCTTGATGCCAGCGGCGTCGAGACCGGCAGCCTTACAGCCCAGGCGGGTAGCGTAGAAATAGGTCATGTCGCCGCATGCGCGGCCGGCCGTGGCCAGGCCGGCGGCCACCAGGCGCTGCATGGCCTCGTGCTGCTGGCCGCTGCCAGCGGCAAAATAGTTGCGCCAGCCCCACTTGGACATCGGATATTGCTGCACGGCGCCCAGCATGTGTTGCAGCTTGGCGAAGTCGCCGGGCATGATTGTGTCGCGGACGGCCGCCAGCGCGCAGGCGGCGCATTTGCCGTGCTGGGCCAGCTGCTTGGCGGTGCTGGCCTTGCCGCAGGCACAGACCTTGCGGATCAGCGAGAAGGCGGGCGCGGTCTGGTTCGCCATGTGGTGGCGGGTAATTTGGGCTGGATTAGCGATCATTATTTTCTCCATTGATCAAATATGGTTAATTTGACAATTTTCTTGTTTTGGCTTAAAGTTCGCACATCGTTAATAAGGAGCAAAGCATGGGAACCGAGACAGCAAAAATGATCTTCGTGGGTCATCAGTTTTTCAAATTTGAGACCCAGGCCAGGCATGACGAGGCCGCCGAATGGCTGAAGTCCAACTCCGGCACAGTGTTTGATTTCCTCGCAAAATTTAGCGATGCGGAGCCAATGCCTGGCCCGATCGGCGGATCCGCTTTTCGTGAATAGGATGGTCACGCCACCCTCGCAATCTCACGCTCATGCGCGAAGTTGGCCAGGATCAGCGCCTTGGCCATAGGTGGGCAAACGGAATTGCCGCACATGCGCACCTGGGCGCTCTTCGTCAGTTTCAGCCCCTGCGCCGGGTCGTCGCCGATGATGTAATCGTCGGGGAATCCTTGGGCCCGGAACAACTCACGCGGCTGTAGCATGCGCAGGCCGATATCCACGATCTGGTAATCCTGGCCGTGAATCGTCACAAGGCCGAAGCGGTCGCGACTCGTGACGGTGGCCAGCGGGCCATCGATCTCCGGCGCCTGGTCGGTGCCGTAGTAGCTCAGCAGGAAGGCGCGCACCTCGGCGTGGTGCTGGCCGCCGGCGCTGACCGTGCCGAGCGGCTCGTCGGTACCGGCCGCCGTGCTGGTGCCGCGCAGCTTGACCAGGTTGCTGGTGACGATGCCCAGCGCATGCGGCGCGCCGGCGGGCTTTTCCTTCGGCCCGGCCGTGATCGTTGGCAGCGGCGTGTTCATGTCGCTGCCGGTGGCGCCGGTGCGGAATTTCGTGATGTGCGCCGACACCATGCTGAAATGGCCGCCCTTGACTTGGGCGCAAATGGTGCGCAGCGGCTCGTCGGCCGGCATCACGCGCTGGTTGCTCGCGTTGGCATGCTCGGTCAAGAAGGCCGTCACCAGGCTGTGGTGGTCGCATGCGGTGACCGTGCCGATAGGGTCGGCCAGGTCGGAACCAACGACGCCCGTATAATGCTTGGCTAGGAATGCCGTGGCCACGGCCTTGTTGCCGCTGGCCGTTATGGTGCCGAGCGGCGCCTCGACGTCGTGCGCACCAGCACCCCAGCGCTTCACACCACCAGGCGACACCTCGCCGTGGGCGGCATCGACCAGCACAGCCGTCACCAGCGCCGCGTCAGCCTTTGATGTGGCCGTTGCCGTCGGCTCGTCCACGCCGCGTGGGCGGCTTTGGCCCGCACGGCCGCCGACGCCGGTCAGCAGCGCGGACACGAGCGCATGCTTGTTCTCGCCCACCACCGTGCCCAGCGGTTTCTCGATGTCAAGCGCGCGCGGTGCCTGGCCCTCGCGTTCGCCGTAACCCACCTGCACCAGCGTAGCCACGCCCAGCGCCTTCTCGCCGCGGTGCGCGCCGGTGATGGTGCGGAACGGCTCGCCGATGGATTCGGTGCGGTCGCCGCCCTGGTGCGTGACCGGGACGATGGTAGGCGCCACGACGGAAAAGCCTGGCGCACTGGTAATGGTGCGCAGTGGCTGGGCTGTCTCCCACACGTTCGGGGCCCTGCCGGTGGTTTTGCTGTTTGCCGTGTTCACAATGAACGGATCGGCCGCGTCGACCACATAGCGCATGATGCCCTTGGCGATGCGGCGCAGCGTTGCCGGCGCCAGCGGCTTATCGCGCTCGAAGATTGACGGGCACGGTAGGCTGAAGTCGATGCACTCGGCCGCCGTTCGGTACGGCAGCAGCTTGCCCGCGCGCACGCCGATGCTGTCGGGGGCGCCATGGGTTGGCTCTGGCCACTTGATGGCGATGCCATCGCGGCGCGCCACCAGGAAGAAGCGCTTGCGGATGGTGGGCGTGTCGTGGTCGCAGCCGCGCATTTCTCGGTAGTCGACGGTGTAGCCGTGCGCGCGCAGCTGGCGGATGAAGCTATCGAAGGTCTTGCCCTTCTTGGCCGGATCCGGCTTAGCGCTGCCGTCGGCTTCGACCAGCAGCGGGCCCCACGTTTTGAATTCCTCGACATTTTCCAGCATGATGACGCGGGGCTTGCACTTGGCCGCCCATCGCAGCGTCACCCAGGCCAGGCCGCGGATGCGCTTCTCGACGGGTTTGCCGCCCTTGGCCTTGCTGAAATGCTTGCAGTCCGGCGACAGCCAAACCAGGCCGACGGGGCGATTGCCCGTCACCTTGATCGGGTCGACGTCCCACACGCTCTCGCACAGGTGCGTGGTGTGCGGGTGGTTCGCCGCGTGCATGGCCAGCGCTTCGGGATCGTGGTTGATGGCGATATCGACCGGGCGGCCGAAAGCCTGCTCCAGGCCAGTGCTAGTGCCACCACCGCCAGCGAAGTTGTCGATGAGGAGCTCACTTCCCAAGTCAAGGGAAAGGGTAAAGTTGTCGCGCCTCATGCTATGATTCCTTTCAAACAACTTTTGGCAAGCGCATGAAATATCCATACCTTACGGTTGCCCTGCTCGTGTTTTTCGGCATCATCGATATCGTCATATTGGGAAATCACTACGAACTCACCAAGTCCGATTGGTCTGGCTGGGTGCAGGCTATCGGTTCCATCGCGGCATTGGGCGTAGCAGTTTTCGTAATGAGTAGACAAAACAGGCATGCCGCCAAGCTGTTGACTGAGACCGATAAACGGGCGCTGGTTCGACGAGGAGCCTCTGTTCACGCACTCATGGAGCGTGCGGTATTTCATGTTGGCTCGTGCTCTGACGCGTTTCAAAAAGCGATTAACGACGGAACCAACCAGTCCATCTTTGCCTTTAAAGCAATAGCCAGCATCAAACTTGCTGAAGCAAAAAGAGTTCTTATCTCCGTTCCAGGGCATGAGCTCGGCTCGTATGCAATGACAGTTTCCCTTCAAAACATTATCGAATGCCTCGCTGATGTGGAGCTTCTTATTGAATCGGGTACACCTCTTGAGATATTTGCTGGCCGGGGCGCGTTTGCAGCCCAGCTCACCAAACATCTTGATCAAGCAACCATCTTCAGTTCCGAGTTCAAAAAAGGACTTGAGGCGCTCAGTCGCAGCTAAGTAGCTCAAATGCGGTACGTTCATTTCCGTATCCCAGCACTTGGATGCCGTACGACTAAGATAGGCATTACACCAACCGTACCGCGAAAATGCGGCGTGGCCACATGTCCAGGCTGTTCTGGCTCGGCGCCCAGCAGCAATGCGCGCGAGGCGTCTTTCAGCACGTAGCGAATACCCACCAAACGCACATTGCCCTGGATAAAGCGGGAAAAAATCATGCGCAGGCGGTGCTCCATGCCCGCCTCTTCAATATCGAAGCCAGCGCGCTCGCAGATTTGGTAGAAGGTGCCGGGCCCGGCCAGCATCGCCTGCAGCAGCGCGTACGAGCGGGAGCCCTGTTTCGGGAGCGTGACGCCAGAATGGCGGCGCTTTGTTTTATTTACGCTAAAAGCCGGGCGCGTGCGATTGTCAGTTTGGCTATTCACAAGGACACCTCGCCCAGCACCGAGTCGCGCCATTTAACTTGCTGGATGGGCGTGCCGCTGGAATGCGCCTTGCCGGTGTCCGCCACGAAAGCGTGCGCGCGCCCCTTCTCCGTCGGCACCCAGTGCCCGGCAATGTTCTCTTGCAGGCCGGCCTGCACCAGCAGCTGGTTGAAGGCCTTGCCGCTCTTGACGAAGCGGCTGCCCAGCTCCGTCGGCGTGTAGTAAATCTCCTGGCTGGGCGTGGCCAGGTGCGTGCGCTCCATTAGCTGCAGCATGTTCACGCCGGTCAGCGCGGCCGTACCCTGGTTTGCGCTGATCGCCGCAGCATTCTTGTCGAGGCCGATCAGGCGTGCAATGCCGAAGATGGCGCGGAATTCCTTGGCGGGCGAGACTGCGCTGCGCGCGGGCGCGGCGGCCGGCGCCTGGCCGGTGGCCACCGCGTCAAAGGTGCGGATGACTTCCAGGTGGAACTTGGCGCTGATCCACATGGCGTAGGCGTAGACCAGTTCCTTGCAAACGTATGTGCCGCCCGTCCGGCCCTCGGATTTAACTACAGGAATTCCCGTAGTTTCCAATTCTGCAACAAGCTCCTTGGTTTGCTGATTAATCAGCCACGCGGATGGCTCGTGACGACGTTCGCCGCCGGCCGCTTGGTGCAGGTCGTTCAAGCGAAAACGGCCAGCCTGATCTGTTGCAATGGCCGTATTCGCAATGCTGATGCTTTTCTGTTGTACAATTTGGCTCATAAATTCTCTCAAAGATTTATAGCGTTTCAAGGAAGCCCGCCTGCAAGCGGGCTTTTTTATTGGCTGGCGCGCTGCTCTTCGAGCATTGCTTCGTAGTGCTGACGCGTCCGGACGTGGCCGGGATCAACAGGCAACGCGCCATCGTGCGGATCTTGCTGGGCGTCACCGCCCTGCTCGCCCTGCGTCGTGCTTGCGCCGGGCGCCGGCCGCAATGTCGTCCAGGTCAAGCCGTCACCTCGGCGCGCGCGATGCGCTTGAGCTCGCGGATCGACACGTCGAACACCTCGTGCATGCGAATCAGCAGCGAGGCGCCGATCGGCAGGCGGCCGTGGCGAATCTTGGAAATCACGGGCGGCGCCACTTCCAGCGCGCGGGCCAGTGCTGCATCGTTCTTCGGGCCTTTGGCCAGCAGCATGTCGAGCAATTCGTTGTTGCCGTGGGCATCGTCCAGCGAGCGATACGGCGATGTGGCTGTTGTTTGCGTCATGTCATATTCCTAATTGATGGTGATTAAAGTGGCCGATTCCGGCCGTGCAATGCTGTAGCTGTCGGGTGCGGGTTCGTTATGGCGGCTCGCGCCGCGGCACCTCGTATTTCTTCGCCACCCTGTCGGTGGCATCGCGCCATTTCTGGCGCGCTTCCTTGTGTGCCGCCTTCGCGGCAACCTCGCCCTCCCCGTCCCTTGCGCCCTGCAGGTTTTTCTCCGCCTGGCGGTAAATCATCGAACGCTCGAAGACGAGCTCTTTTTCCTCGGCTGTCACCTCGGCTGGTTTATTCAATAGCTGCCTCCATGCCGTTAAACCCGCATCCGCACGACGCGAGGGACCAGGCCGAAGCTGGGGCGGTGCGCCTGGAGTGGGCCCAGCTTTTCCCGTGATTTGGGTCTAGCCCCGTTCGAAAACGGCGGCGTATCATTCCGTTTCGGCCTGGCGTCCAGGTGATTGCGGATGATCACGATCGTGCATTCGTTCAGCACGTCGCTGACGGTCTTGCGCATCGCCGTGCATGCGGCTTGCAAGGCATCCTTGTTGTCGTCAGTGATATAGCCCTTGACGAGTGCGGTACGTTTTTGCTTCTGTTTCATGGTTTTCTCCTGGTGGTCGGTGTTACAGGGTTTGGGTACAGCGAAAATGCAGGGTGGTACTTGGTGCTGTTTTACGGTGGGCGCTCGCTTGCTGGCGATGCGCACTCCTCGAGCGGCGCGCCGCGAGGCAACTGGTGCGGCTCGAAAATCGGGATGCACACGAAGTCGTCTGCCGAACGAGGCGGGGAAATTGGGATCAGGCGGATCATGGCTTCGCGCCCACGTCGATGCCGACAGCGGCCCGCAGCGGCACGGTGTCGAAGATGGCATTGGTAGTGGGCGGCTGGCGGCCGACGTGGCCTGGCGCAGGAACCGGATCAGTGGCGCGGCGTGGTGCTACCTCATGGCTGGGCGCCCAGATATCGGGCCGAAGATCGCAGAGAGTGAGCTTCGGCTCAGCTGCGACAAGCTTCTTGCAAAGCTCGGGGCCAGCCCGGCGATGGCCTCCTCCAATCAGGTAGAGGTATGCAACCGAAGTGCCAGCGGCGTCGGCCAAGATTTTTCGGTCGCAAGGCGCGGCTTGCTTGAGGTAATTTTTCATATCCATTCCGCGACTTTACCATAAAGATAAACTTGCTGCGTAGTTTTGTTTATCTTTTTGGTTGTTTATCTTTTTGTTAAATTAGAAGACCATCACGCGATGACCAGAGAAGAAATCAGACGAGAAAACGCCCGGAACCTTGCCGACCTGGCAGGCGGCCAAGTGGAGTTTGGTCGGGCACTCAACATGGTCCCCTCGCAGGTGAGCCAAATAATTGGCAAGACGCCAGTCAAGAACATTGGGAATTCAATCGCCAAGCGCATCGAGCAAGCATTCAACAAACCGGATGGGTGGCTTGATGTTCAGCACCGCGACCTTGAGCGAGCTGAAGTAATTGAAGCTCCAGGCGCCAAGCCTGTGACAGACGATGACGATTTCGCACCGGCAATGGTGGCTATTCGCATGGTTCCTGAGCATGTAAGAGCCGGAATCACAGGCTTTGAAACGGATCATCTGTTTGAGGATGGCGGACATTTGCACGTGCCGCGCCAGTGGCTTGAAGAGAACGACCTCTCGCCCGATCAGCTTCGCGCCATCAAAATCAAGGGCGACAGTATGGTGCCAATGATGTATCCAGGTGATGTAGCGGTCGTGAACATCAAGGATATAAGCCGCGTGAACGGAGGTGTGTTCGCCTTGAATTTCCAAGGAGAGTCGGTAGTAAAACGCCTCAAATATGAGCGCCGCGAGTGGTATCTGACCTCTGAAAATCCAGACTTCCCCCATGAGCCATGCCGGACTGCAGATTGTAAGGTCATCGGCCGCGTCGTGCGTTTCGAGCCGCGCAACTTTAAGGATCGACTGTAAATGAAAGCATGGATTCTCGCTGTTGCCCTCCTTGCTGCGCAGCAAGCAAGCGCTGCGCAATGCGACAAGACGGCCGCCCAGGATGTTCAGCGCAGCCTCAGGGAATTCGCTAAGTCGCACATCGAGGGCGATCATCTGACTGTGCATTGGACGTATGCAATCGAAAAGCAGCCAGAGGCTAAGCGCCTGCAGATGGTCACGGCCTATGCCGATATGGATGCGTGCCTGGGTGGCGCGGCGCGCGAGATCATGTTCTACCGCAAGGGTAAGCTGATGGGGATTGCATCGCCGACTTCGGGTGTGCGGCTAGTAAACTGATTTACTAAATAGCAAAGTAATCACGATCAGTCGGCGAAAGCCAAATCGCGGTTGAACAGATACATATTGCCATGTAAAGGTTGATGAGCTTATGATGCATATACTAACTGTAGATTCATACAGTGGTTTTTTGGCTCGACTCAGTGCTACGAAAGGTGCCCAGGCTATCTTCGTTGGAAGAGTAACCTGGCCAGGTCTTGCCGAGCCAGAGGATGCGATTATCAAGCTTTACCGGAAAGATACTTGCGGTATTGCCAATGAGGTAATCGGCTTTGAAGCCAATTTGGCAAGAGGTGTCTCACAGCCAAGACATGGCGCTGTCCTGCTGCTTCCCAAAAGCGCCCTGCCTGACTTAAATCTGAAACTCGATGAATACGTGGACGCTGGAACAGGAATATGCGCATGCTGGGCAACTTCTTTTGAACAAGGAGCTGAGCCGTTCAAATTCATTCGGAAACTTTCAAGTTTTTCTCAAAAGCAAACTGAAGCATTTTATAAAAGTAAATTCTGTAAATTGCTAGCAGGAGTCGATTACGTAACAGGAAACAATGACCGGCATGAGGGAAATTTTCTTTACAAAGATGACTTAAATTATCTAGCGATCGACCAAGGCTGCGTCGGTGGCGGATTGGCGTGGCATTCTATGTGGCCCGATCCGAACCCAATTAACGAACTAGCACTATTAGCGCAAAAAAATTTAACCGCATCACACGTTGCAAACTGGCAGACAGAGGCTATTATCGAATATCAAATTGCGCAGGAAAGTTGGCGTCAAATTCTCCCCGGAATCGAGAATTCGCTTTCCGGCATAATCGATAAAGAGCACATAGATACCATTATTGATTACATGTCTGACCGCGCAAATAGCCATGATTTCGCAAAAAGTTGTGGGAGGCTTGTGTGATAAATTATGCAGAGTTATTGAAGCGAGCTACCCCCGCCCCCGAGCCGCTCATTTGCGGCCATTGGGGCATCCTTTTCCTGCGCCCCGACTTGGGCAGTCAGCAGGAATTTGCTGTTGGAGTTATCGCGACTATTGAAAACGACGAGACGCCACATCTAAAGTGGCTTCCAAGCTTTTCTCGCCTTAGCAGTTTGTACGGTGATGCCCTCACTTCAACTGACGTAAGCGGGTTAACCATAGGCTCTGAGTTGGCAATAAGGTCGTCCTTCACGCGCTCGCTTAGTCATTTCGATTGTGGGACGCCGCACGTAAGGATTGAGCAGTGCGGCTATTTTTCTACGGATGATTTAGAAAAAGAATTGACCCGTCTTCTCAAAAGGCAGTCCGGTGCAATTTGGCAGGAACCGCAGACAAAAGAAGCGACTATGGACGATGACTGGGCATATTCAACTATGCTCAGGGAACTGTCAGCAATCAATGTAGGGTCGAGTCTCTTTGTTCCGCATAGGTCGCTTACTATTGAGAATAAAACCTTATCTATCGCAATGGATAGCGGTAAGAGCTATGCAAATATCGTTTCTGCTCGATATGCATCGTATTCCACCGTGGAGCGGCATATTTATACGTCAATGCTGCAGGTGACAACCGCCCACAGATTATCGAAGAGGAACTCACAGCCTGCTCTATTTGTTGTATTGCCTGATGCAAGAACATCGATCGATGCAATGATTTCCCGAAAAACTGCCGAGTTACTAGGCGAGGTTGAGGATTCTGGCATATTGCAGTTCTGTGAACCGTCGCCAGGAGATTTGGCATCAAGAGTAGAGTTATGGGCGAATGCGTAATCCAGCCTAAACACTGAAATCATCCTAATAATCTTATTAATCGGAATATATCTTGGCGGTAAAGCAATCTCAACTAAGCGCCGCCATCATCAAGATCAAGAAAATTCAGTTGGCCGTGGTTCAGGTCGAGCCAGAACATACTTGGCCATCCACTGGCCCGGCCGCCCTACTCCATGCACAACGGTTCTTCCCTAGCCTGCCTATTTTGCTGCTGTCGCCGCGCGTCGGCGCCTTCTCGCGCAGTTACTCCACGTTCGACATCGGACCGCTGATCAGTCAGATCAACGCTGACGAAATCGAGTGGCAGACCTACCGGCCGCCACCGCCACCCGAACTACCCTTCTAAAGCCTTGCACCCGCCCCTTTACCGGGGCTTTTTTTCGTCCATTCATTTGCCAAGAACTGCATCAAAAATAAAAAATTAATCTTTTTGGTAAATTTCGCTTGCTGCATGTTTATCTTTTTGGTAAAGTCATTCCATCGAAAGCAAACACAGGAGTACGACATGTCCCCAGCAGAGCTCGCAGCACTCGAAGCGGTCCTCATCGCCCACGGCGAAGTGATCCCGGCAATCGTCCTTCCAGCGCGCGGCTAATCGCCATGAGCGCCCGCGACCACGACACCGCCCAGCTACAAGCCGAATTGGCCCAGCACCTGGCTGCTGCCACAGCGCCAGCCCCGCGCTTTGACTTCGAGGTGACGATTCGCTTCACGGACGGCACGTACCGCAACAGGGTCCGCGCCCGCAACAAAAGCGTGGCGCATGCCATGGCCCTGACGGATGCACGTATGGCCTCGCCTTGCAGCACCTTCTACGGCAAAGAGCTCGGCCACCTGGTCGAGCTGGCCAAACAAGATCAGCGGTCGCCCGCGCCGTAGTTCAAGGCGGGACAGGACTGGCAGCCCGATTAACTGCCCGATGGCACAGAGTGGCCCGATTGATCTTCGTGAGGATCAGGCGCCCGGGGAAGCTCGGCGCCACAACCAACCTTGAAGGAAATACAGCATGTCGAATTTCAAAGAAAACCAGAAAGTGAACGTCAAGGGCACCAAAACCGAGCCGCTGCCGCGCCCAGGTAAGTTCGTGAAGAAGCATCCGGGCGTACGCGGCGACTTCCTCGAGGTGCTGCTGGACGGCTCGACGCAAAGCCAGCGCTTCCGCCCTTCGCAGGTGTCGGCAGCCTAATTTCACCCCGGCCAGTCGCCCTGGCCCGTTTCGCCGGCGTAACCGGCGGCCAACAAGAGAGGCGTTTGCACTATGCAAGCGGGGCCGAGCCGAAAGCAAATCCCGCCGTCTGACCAAACGCCTCCCTTGTTGGCGGCCCACCAGCCGCAGGAATCACACGCCCGACGGATCGACAGGGCCGCCAGCACTATGAATTGCGTCAGCGGGCACGCGATGTATCAAGCGCCGGAGTTACGACCCGCACCGGCCGCGCTTCCTGGCGTACGCAGGATTGAAAGCCCCGTAGTGGACTGGGTGCCGGACAGTGCGGCCGGCATCAGCAGGGTTCGATTCCCTGCCGGGGCGCCAATTAATCAGAGGAGCGGAAACATGAATTGCGACTGCGTAAAAACAATCGAAACCAAGCTGGCCAGCGCCCCGTTCATCGTGGCCAAGGCCGGTAGCGACATCCAGGTCGAGTGCCAAGCCACCGGCTTCGCCATGACGGATGACAACAGCATGCGCAGCGTGATCAATATCCCGTTCCGCATCCGTGGCACCGGCAAGGGATTCACCAACGCCAAGGGCAAGGAAATGCCGTGCGTCGCCAGCCACTGCCCGTTCTGCGGCCTGACGACTGGGCGCTACGTGGTCGGCGAAGACGCCGGTATTTCCGCAGCTTTCGCAGGGAGCGCAGCGTGATCGCGGCCCGCAACGTCACCGCCGGCCGCCAGTCCCGCTTGGCCGTGTCTGCCGCCCTTGCCTTTTCCCACCAGGACGCGGGCGTCGAATCGGCGCTGAACAGCGGCTGCCTGGACGCGACCGACCATATCCCGGCCGGCGCCTGCTACGGAGCCAAGGCCACGACCGCACGTAACGGTATCCGCGTGCTGCTGGCTGGCCGTGAAGGGAGCGCATCGTGAGCTACATCATCACCATTCGCACCGCCGACGGCGTGCGCAGCTATTCCGCCATTGGCGACCTGGGTGCACTGCAGGACGCGGCCTATGACGATGGCGCCCTGGGCGTGACGGCGATGGTGCGCAAATGATCGCCCTCTTCCACCGCCTCCTGGCAGCCCACCGTCACTACCGGGCGCAGCACCAGCACAACATGAACAAGTTGCGCCTGGCCGGCGTGCGCCGCGAGTTGGCCGGGCTGGAAGAAATGCGCAAGGAACTGATCACCGCGCAGATCGAAGCGCTGATCGACCTGGACGCATCCGCCTCGCGTGTGAAGCAACTGGGCCGCGCCCACCGGGAGGCGCAGTGGACGTCGTCAGCCAAGCCGTGATGGACGTGGCCAGCCAGGCCCTGCGCAACTGGCATGCCGGCCACGCCATCGTCTACGCCGTCCGCCTGGCGCTGTTGAAGGCAGAAATTATAAAACTCACAAGGAAAAAGTCATGAACGCAGCAACCCAAGAGGGTCAAACGGCCCTGCAAACAGCGCAGTACGGACAGGGCGATCTGTCCGTCGCCAGCACAAGCAGCGCCTCCCTGATCCTCGACGTTGCGAGCATGGATAGCATCATGCGCTTGGCCGACATCATGGCCAAGGGCCGCTCAACCATCCCGGATCACCTGAAAGGCAGCTCGGCCGACTGTGCAGCTGTCGTCATGCAGGCCATGCAGTGGAAGATGAACCCGTTTGCGGTGGCGCAGAAGACGCACCTGGTGAACGGCACGCTCGGCTACGAAGGCCAGCTGGTGAACGCAGCCATCCAGTCCAGCGGCGTCACGCTCGACCGCTTCAACTACGAATGGTTCGGGCCATGGGAAAAAATCATCGGCAAAACACGCGTTTGCGAGGCACCGGCCAAGGGAAAGCCGGGCGATAGAGACTACAAAAAAGCCTATCAATACCGCGTGCCGGATTACCCCATGCAGAGCGAAGAAGGCTGCGGCGTGCGCATTTGGGCAACGCTGCGCGGCGAAAACGAGCCGCGCTATCTCGAACTGCTGCTTGTCCAGGCCTCCGTGCGCAACTCGCCGCTCTGGGCGACCGATCCACGCCAGCAATTGGCTTACCTCGCCGTGAAGCGCTGGAGCCGCCTGTACGCCCCTGACGTAATCCTGGGCGTGTACACGCCAGACGAGCTTGAGGAAACGAACCGTGAAATGCGCGACATCACGCCGGCCGCGCCGGCTGCAGATGACCGCACCATCGTCCAGCTGCCGGAATGTACTGACGAGCTGTTCAAGCAGAAAACGCCGGAATGGCGCCAGACCATCCACAGCAAGAAGAAAACGCCGGCGCAGCTGATTGCCATGCTCAGCACCCGGGCGGCCTTCACCGAGGCGCAAAAAATGACGATCGACAGCTGGGCGCACGAAAACGACTAATCGCTAGACCACAAAAAAATCACCAAGGACACATCATGCAACGCGAAAATACTCTCACCCGCGAAATCCACAATCTGCTCCAGGGCAGCGACGACTGGCACGCCTTCCGCTTCGATCACCATGGCGCCAGCGAGGCGGCCGCGATGCTGGGCCTGTCAAAGAAGGTAACTCGCAGCGAGCTGGTGCGCATGAAGGCCACAGGCCTGGCCAAGGAGTTCAGCGACTGGGTGCAGGAAAACATCCTGGACTACGGCCATGAAGTCGAAGCGCTGGCGCGCCCGCTGGCAGAGCGCATCATTGGCGACGACCTGTACCCTGCCACGCTGTCGCTGGGCCGCGAAAGCGCCTCGTGTGACGGCCTGAACATGGCAGAGACCATCGGCTTCGAGCACAAGCAATGGAACGCGGAGCTGGCCGCGTCGATTGGCACCGGCGCGCTGCCAGAAGAGCACCAGCCGCAGATTCAGCAGCAACTGCTGGTGACCGGCGCCGAGAAGTGGCTGTTCATGGCATCCGACGGCACCGAGGACAACATGGTCTGGATGTGGGTATATCCGGACACCGCATGGTTTTCGCGCATCGTGGCTGGCTGGGAGCAGTTCGATATCGACGTCGCCAACTACACGCAGGTGGACATTGTCGAGAAGCCAGCTGCCGAGCCTATCGCCGCCCTGCCCGCCCTGGTCGTCCAGACCGAAGGCAAGGTCGTCAGCAGCAACCTCGTGGCGTACAAGGCCGCCGCCGAGAAGTTCATTGCCAAAATCAACACCAAGCTGGAAACCGACGAAGACTTCGCCAATGCCGAAAACACCGTCAGGTATTGCGGCGAGGCGGAAGACAAGCTGGAACTGGCCAAGGCCGCCGCCCTGGCGCAGACCGCGACCATTGACGAAGTGATGCGCACGGTCGACCACATCAAGGCGCAGTTCCGCGCCAAGCGCCTGGAACTGGAAAAGCTGGTCAAGACCCGCAAGGAACAGATCAAGGAAACCATCCTGAACGAAGGCCGGCACGCCTTCACCGCACACGTGGCCGCGCTCGAAACCGAAATTACGCCGCTGCGCCTGCAACTGCAGCAGCCGGACTTTGCCGGCGCCATGAAGAACAAGCGCACCCTGGGCAGCCTGCGCGACGCAGTCAGCACCACGCTGGCCAATGCCAAGATTGCCGCCAACACGCAAGCTGCCGACTACCGCGCAAAGCAGGCATGGTGCCGCGAGCACGCCGCGACCTACGGCTTCCTGTTCATGGACATGGCCAACATCATCGGCAAGCCCATGGAAGACTTCCAGCTCGTCATCACCAGCCGCATCGCTGATCACAAGCGCGCCGAGGAAGCAAAGGCTGAAGCCGAGCGGGCCCGGATCCGGGAAGAGGAGCGCGTCAAGGCAGAGAAGGCAGCCGCCGAAACGATCCGCCTGGCTCAAGTCGAATCTGACCGCCTTGCAGCTGAGGCAGCTGAGGCAGCGCAGGCTGAGCGCGAGCGCGCGGCAGCCGACACACAGCGCCAACTGGCGGAGCAAGCCTCGCAGATCGCTGCCGAGCGCGCCGCCGAGCCGGTCTCCCAAGTGGCGACTCCCAAATCTACCGCCCCTATCGCCACCCGTCGCGCGCCGGCAGCCGCCGCACCGGTGCCGGCGCCGAGCCGCCCAGCGCCAGCACCTGACCTGCTCGACGCCGCTGCCGATGACCTCTACCCATCCGACAGCGACATCCTCGATGTGATGTTCGAGCAGTTCGGCCTGACGCCAGCCGAAGCGATCGACCGCCTGGCCAAGTTCGACTTCGCCGCCGCGCGCGCCGGCCTGATCGCCGAAGCCGCGTAACACCCCGCCCACCACCTGGAGAAATCAATGAATACAGCAGTCGCAGCACCACAAATCACCCTGCAAGCCATTCAATCCTCGCAGATCGCGGCCATCGGCCACTGCCCGGCGACCGAAACGCTGGCCGTGCAGTTCTTCCGCAAGGGCGCGCCTGCGGACGTGTACCACTACGCCAACGTCACCGCCGCCGAATATGCAGCCTTCGCCGGCGCCGAATCCATCGGCAAGCACTTCTACGCGCACATCAAGCCGCATGCCGACAAACATCCGTACACGAACATGGGCACGCCGGCCGTCGAGCTGGCGCCGGTCAAGCTGAGCAAGGAACTGCTGGCCGGCCTGCTGACGGGCCGCGAATACGGTAAGGAAATGGTCAAGGAAGAAGAGCAGCAGGCCAAGGCGGCCGGCCTGATCGTGATCTTCGGCGCCAGCGACGACCTGATGGAGTTCCGTGGCTTCGTGGACGACGAGCGTGGCGCGCCGACCATCGCACTGCTCGATGCCAAGGGCTTGCTGCCTTTCCGCGAGGATATCCAGCACGACGACGAAGCACTCAAGGACTATTTCGCCCGGGCGCCGCAGGTGCGCGCCGTGGATGCCCTGTGGGGCAACGAAGAAGGCTACTGCTGGACTTACCGCACCGACGTGCCGCATGCCACGTTCGAAATCGTGGAAGGCGGCGAGCCGTATTGCCGCGGCATCGTGATCGACGTGGCCAACCTGGCTGTCGAACCACGCTAATCACATTGGTGATGGACTGTCGTCCTCCTCAGGCTCAGGGTTGCCCATTTCATGATCAGTTGCTGGTCGTTGCTGCGTCAAGCCATGGCACACAGCAAGGCAGGCGCCAAGACTGCCACTGGAAAGGCACAGCACGAAGGCTTCAGCCTGACGGGGCGATTCGAAACTGTAGACAAGGTCGGAAACAAGTATCTCGGTACTGGAGAGCTGCGTGTGAGAAGTGCTCATAGAAGGCCTAATTAAAGTTTTGACTATATCGCCAATCATGCAAAGGAGCAACTAAATGAATGCCAAATCTCAGCCTGCGGGAGCACCGCCTTGACAGAAATCGTGCTCATGAAAATGGCAAACATCCTCGTGCCGCACGACGAGGCGGCGGCCGACTTCATCCAAAAGATGAAGGCCGGCGGGCTGATGCGCGCCGACTTCAAGAAGGTGCGGAACTACCAGTTTCACAAAAAATACTTCGCCCTGGTGACTTTTGCCTTTGATCAGTGGGAGCCGCGTGGCGGCCTGACCTACCAGGGCCAGCCAGTGGCAAAGAACAAGGAGCGTTTCAGGAAAGACATAGCGATCCTGGCCGGTTTCTTCGAATCGACGGTGAACCTCAAGGGCGAGGTGCGCCTTGAGGCGAAAAGCATTTCGTTTTCGCAGATGGACGAGATCGAGTTCGAGGCGCTGTACAGCGCGACCATCGACGTGATCCTGTCCCGGATTTTGACCAAATACACCAGACAAGACCTGGACAACGTAATTAACCAGCTGCTGGCATTCACATGAACGCCAGTGGCAGCAACGAGGAAGATCATGGACCAATTGAAAGAGGCAGTAGCCGCAGCGTTTGACAAGGTAGTCGCATCCGGCGCCATCGAGGAAGCAATTCATAAGCAGATCGGCGCGGCCGTAACCGCCGGCATCAATGAACACCTGCGCGATTACAGCGACTTCGGTAAGACGCTCAAGGCAAAGATCGGCACTCTGATCGAAATCGACCTCGACACGATAGACCTGCCGTCGTACCGCCAACTGGTAGGCGACATCATCAAGAAGCGCGTCGGCGCGGTCATGTCCACGGAATTCACCGAGAAACTGGACAAGGATATTGCCGAACTGCTGGAGCCGGTGCCGGCCTCCATCACGCTACAAGCGCTGCTGGATGAATTCATCGAAAGCAAGAAAGACGCATGGAATGCGCACGAGCTACGCGGCGAAAAATTCACCCTGAATATCAATCGTAGCGAAAACTGTGATGGCTACCTGGACGTTTCAATCGATGAAGACCCGAACCAAGCGCGGCATTCGTCCTGCGCCATCCACCTGCGTATTCGCGGCGACGGTGAAGTGTGGGCGCTCAGCCTCGGCGGCACCGACATCAAAAACAAGATTTTCGTCGGCCCTCTCTTCAATTTCGAAAAGCGCCTGTTCCAGATGTACACGGCCAAGACGCGCTTGATCATCGACGCGGATGCGGATGTCGACGACTTCGATACCACCTTTCCGTATAACGACAACGATTAAGCGAGCAGCCGCCATGTTTTTCAAAAACCTCCAAATTTACCGCCTGCCTGCCCCTTGGGCCATGACGGCCGCCGTGCTCGATCAGGCGCTGGCACCGCAGCAGTTCACGCCCGCCACCAGCATGGACCTGGTGCGCCAGGGCTGGGCCGCGCCGCGCGGTGCCGACCAGCCGCTCGTGCATGCCGTCGGCGGCCAGTTCCTGCTGCAGCTGAAAACCGAGAAGAAGCTGCTGCCGTCGACCGTGATCAACCAGGTAGCCGCCGCCCGCGCGCTGGAAATGGAAGAAGCCCAAGGCTTCGCGCCCGGCAAGAAGGCCATGAAGGAACTGAAGGAGCGCGTCACCGACGAGCTGCTGCCGCGCGCGTTCGCAATTCTCAGCACCACGGCCGTGTGGATCGATCCGGTCAACGGCTGGCTGGTGGTGGACGCGGCCAGCCCGGCCAAGGCGGACGAAGTGGTCAAGCTGCTGCTCAAATCCGTCGACCAGCTGCCGCTGGAAAGCCTGCGCGTGCAGCGCTCGCCGGTGGGCGCAATGACGGAATGGCTGCAAGCGGACGAATCCCCTGCCGGCTTCACGGTCGACCAGGACGCGATCATGCGCGCCACGGGCGAAAGCAAGGCCCAGGTGGCGTACAAGCGCCACACCCTGGAGGCCGACGATATCCGCCGCCACATCGCCGCCGGCAAGCAGTGCACCCGCCTGGCCATGACCTGGAGCGACAAGATCAGCTTCGTGCTGGACGAGAGCCTGGCCATCAAGTCGGTCAAGCCGCTGGAAATTATCAAGGAAAGCGCTGTGCGCAACGACGACGAGCGCTTCGACAGCGATTTCGCCCTGATGGCCGGCGAGCTGGCCAAGCTGCTGGTCGACCTGGTGGAGGCGCTGGGTGGCGAGGCCGAGGTAGATGCGCGGACGCCGGGCCCGGCCGTTGACGCGGCGCCAGCCAAAGGCCACGAGCCAGTGCGCGAACAGCGCGTGTTGCTATCGCTGAATGATCATATCGCCGGCCAGCTCGCACGGCGAGGCCTCACGATGCACGACCTGGAGCCCATGGCCGCCGACGCCGTGCCTCCCGGCGACGGCAGCGCGAGCGATCCGCTGTACGACCAGGCTGTCGAAGTCGTCCGCACACAGCAGCGAGCATCGATATCGCTGGTGCAGCGCCACCTGCGCATCGGTTACAACCGGGCAGCACAGCTGCTTGAGTCCATGGAAGCTCAGGGTGTCGTCAGCGCGATGACGCCAAATGGCCACCGCTCAGTCCTGGTCGAGTTAGGAGCAATCAAGTGAATACTTCGACGTTCTTCGGGTATTACGCGCTCCGTGAACGAAGAGTAATCTCCAGCTTTTTTGCAACGCGCTGGAATCGGCGCGCATCCTCTGGCGGTATCTTTTCTTCGGAATGCGCAGCCATATTGCGCATCGTGAGTAGGCTCATGACAGTATCGGCATCAGTCGAGTCCAAGACACTTGAAGCCTTAAGTAGTTCAACAATTTGGGCCGCACTAAGGCGCTTGATTCGACCGCTAGAAGTAACTTCCGGTCGCGGAGCCAAACTTCGCAGCGCCGATTCAAGCGCCTTCCACGATTCCATAATTACTCCCGTTGGCTGGTATTTGAGTGCTGTCGCGTCCTCAACATTTGGCGCACTAATCTCGGAAAAGAACTCTCGCAAATCAGTTGTCGTAGGTATTGTGGGCTGCCTGCTCACTGGGCCATATGCGTCCCCCGGTTCTTCGCGGCACTCAAGCTTCGTTGCCTCTACGACTGGCAACTCGTTGAGGTCGACCGCTGGAAGCGCTGGTGCAGCCGCCTCCGCCCTAGCAAGCTCTTTGTTGAATTCCGCTGAGATTCCTCCGGGCAAACTTAATTTCGAAAGATCAGGGAGTCTTGAAAGGATGCCCTCTTTAAAAATGCAAACGATTGCGACTGCACTTATTGGCCAGGCCAACGAAGACGCCAAGCTAGAGATAAATGTCATTGTGTCCATGCTCGCCCCAATATTATTTGGACAACATATTACCACGGAGGAAGCTTTCTTATGACAAATCTATTGAAGGAGCGCCCAATACTGTTCTCCGCGCCCATGGTGCGCGCGCTGCTCGACGGCAGCAAGACGCAGACGCGGCGCCTCATGAAGCCGCAGCCCGAACCTGTCCCGCACCGCCCAGGTGACTACCAGTGGCCTTGCAACGCGTTTCACTCGATGGTGAGCGTTGCGGATACGCGTGCACCTAGCGCCCACGGCATGGCCGGCGATGCCTGCCCACATGGAGGGCATGGCGACGGTCTGCGCGTGCGCGAAACGTTCTTCGCCTACGGCCGCTGGGTGACGCGCTACAGCCAGAAGAAGGGTCGCGACGAATGGCACTTCATCGACATGACGGTCGAATGTGACCGCGCGTACCAGTACGACGCCGGTTCACCGGACGTGCCACTGGCAGCCGGGCGCGGCAGCGTGTTGCCCGGCTGGTACAAGCGCCCTGCTATCTTCATGCCGCGCGCAGCCAGCCGGATCCTGCTGGAGATCGTGTCGGTGCGCGTCGAGCGGCTGCAGAACATCAGCGACGGCGACGCCCGCGCCGAAGGCACACCTGGTGGTCACGGCGTCATCCCGAGCTATAACTACCATGCGACGCCAAGCGAGCACTTCAGCCACTTGTGGGAATCCATCAACGGCGCCGGAAGCTGGGCATCCAACCCATGGGTGTGGGTGATCGAATTCAAGCGGGTGACGCCATGAACCCGCGCATCTACAAGAAGCAGGCCAAGCGCGCGGTGCAGCTGCTGCGCAGCCATGGCGACACGACGAAGTACACGCCGTCGAGCGAGCCTGGAGTCACCGATGAGCCATTTTCGTGGAAACGCGGCAAGTGGCTACGCCAGCACCGCCCCGCAGAATACAGCTTGTGGCAGCGCATCGGCGCGATTCCAGAGGTTTCCTGGCAAGACTTCGATGGCGAATGGGATGGTCATGATTCCCGCACCGGCTGGGAGCGCCATTACGACCACGCCTGCTTGCCGTCAGATTACTGGGAAGGACCGGAATGGGAATGCGGCGGCAAGCCTTGGCCGCGCATGACCACCAGCAAGTGCATGGGGATGTGGCGGCACAACCAGATTGCGCCAGGCTGGCAGTGGCGCGGTGGGCGAGCAGCAAAGGTGCTGCCATGACCGACAACGACGAAGTGCCGAACAGCGAACGCAGCCCCGGCGCCGCGCGCGTGGCGGCGACCCTGATCCTGATTTACGTAGCGGCCACCCTGGCGGGCGTCCTGGCCGCGACAACCTGAAAGGAAAGTATGAGCAAGCTTATTGAATGGGCGCCAGTCGTGCGCGATGCCGAGGGATGGTATAGGCATCCAGATATGCCAGAGTTCGATGAAGATCATGAGGCGGAGTATCTCGCATGGCTTACTGCCCAGGGCCTGGACACTGCCTACGCCACCCTTGAAGCCGAGCATGATACGCATCCGGCCCATATTGTTTACTTCGACCAGGCTGGAACGGACGTCTCCGACTGGCATCCGGAGGAACCGGCCGGTGATGGCTGGTTCACGCTGTCTATTCACGACTCCGAAGATGGCCCGTACTGGGTATGGGCCCGCCGCCCGGCGACGGCAGCATGAGCGCCCGCAAGCCGGCGCCGGCCGAAACGCCGCGCGAGCTGGCCGACCAGCACGACTTGCGCATTCACCGCGCGAAGCAGCTGGCCAGGCAAGTGAGCTACCAAGGCCTGAATTGCTTTATCGCCGGATTCTGCTGGCACAAGGGCGATGCCGAAATGACCGTGTACATCGAGGGATTGGCCGAGCCTGTCGAGCCATCCGAAATAACCATACTGGAGCAACCGCAATGATCGACCTCTTAGACCTTGTCCGCAGCATTGCCGCCGCTGCGGCGCGCGCTGCCGAAAACAAGCACTACCCCTCCCCCTGCAGCCAAGGCTCGCCACTGCTGGCCAGCGTGCGCCAGGCTTGCGTAGAGCGCGGCTATACCGGCGATGGCCTGGCCTTGCTGGGCGTGACTGCCGACGCAGCGCCCGCCGATTCCTTCCAGAGCCGCGTGCAGCCCTGGATGATGGCGTGTTTCGGCGCTGAAATCGCGGCCGACGGCGCTGAGCGCAATCACCGCTTCTTGGAAGAATCGCTGGAACTGGTGCAGGCGTGCGGCTGCACGGCCAGCGAGGCGCACCAGCTGGTCGACTATGTGTACGGCCGCCCGGTCGGTGAGCGCGAGCAGGAAGTTGGCGGAGTCATGGTCACACTGGCGGCGCTGTGCCTGGCCCAAGGCCTCGACATGCACGCCGCCGGCGAGACAGAGCTGGCCAGGATCTGGACGAAGGTCGAGGCTATCCGTGCCAAGCAAGCGGCAAAGCCGAAGCACTCACCGCTGCCGGCGGCAGCACCCCAGCGAATCATCGGGCGGTTGATGGATCAAATATCGGCGCTGCCTGTCCTGTGGGGCTTGAATGAGCCAGGCGCGCTGCTGCGCAACAGCGACGTGTTCCGCGTGCTGGTTGCTGCTGGCCGCGAGCAAGCCGCGATCGCAGCTGCCCCGGTGCAGAACGTGGCTATGCCGAATGCGCCGGCGTTCCCAGTACCAAGCGATGAACATATCTATGGTCATTATCAAAAGCTGAACCTGCCCCATTCCCCGGTTATCTGGACAGCTGCACTTGGCACAGTTCGCGCTGTGTTGGACGAGCAAGCCGAAGGAAAGCACCCGGCGCCGTGTGCGCGCAGTTGTGAAGCGCCAGCATTCCAGAACGTGGTGCGGGAGCGCGATGCTCGCATTGCGCAGCTGGAAGCCCAGCTCGTGCGTCGCCGCGCCCCGCTCTCGCCCGAGACGCTGCAAGCCATCGCGGCCGCGCGCGCCGCCGGCCAGACCATCGCGGCGACGCCGGGCGGCCTGGTCTTTTTGAACAACGGCGCCGAGCCAGGCAGCGGCGAGCTGGACTGCCCCGCTTGCGGCGGTAGTGGGCATGCCGGCGACTTGCCAGCCGGGAGCACGCAATGAACATGGCCGAGCACGACATGGTAGTCAAGCTGGTTGAGACCATCGAGCGCAATGCGCGCGCGGCGGCCGCCAAGGCAGAGGCAGAGCGTCAGCCTCTGGCTTGGGTGAAGCTGGAGCGCTACGTCGAAATATCAGGTGATTCCGTCGATTCCGTGCAGGCCCGCCGCAAGGCTGGCAAGTGGCTCGACGGCAATCAATGCAAAATTGTGGATGGCCGGCTGTGGATCAACCTGCCGGCAGTAGAAGAATGGGTAGCAAAATGGGAACAAACAAGTCCAGCCCGCCAGGCGTCGAACTCCGGTCGGGCGTCCAAAGCGAATCGATCCGCATAAAATTT